ATGCCAAATCGAAAATTGGTAAGGCCAAATCGAAAATTGGTAAGGCAAAGTCAAGATTTAATAACGCCAAATCGAAAATTGTTAAGGCAAAGTCAAGATTTAATAATGCCAAATCGAAAATTGGTAAGGCCAAATCGAAAATTGGTAAGGCAAAGTCAAGATTTAATAACGCCAAATCGAAAATTGTTAAGGCAAAGTCAAGATTTAATAATGCCAAATCGAAAATTGGTAATGCCAAATCGAAAATTGTTAAGGCAAAGTCAAGATTTAATAATGCCAAATCTAAAGTGCAGTCGAAACTTTCATCCTTATGCACGAATGCTTTTGATACTTTGGCTGAAAAAATAAATAATTCAACACGTAATATAATAAAAACTCATGTAAATCGAGGCCGTGATTGGTTAAAAAAGAATGTTGGTGGAAAAATAAAATGCTCGAAAAAATCCATTGAAACCAACGACGAGACACCTCTCCGTAAACCAACAAGACAACATAAATCCATGCGCTCATCCAAATCACCTGTTATAACTGATGATTCTGTAATGACCCGTGTACCCGTATCCACTCGAACTACCAAGCCACCGGTTACGACTGATGATTCTGTAATGACTCGTGCACCTGCACCCATTCGCACAATCCGTGTGCGAACCACTAAGCCACCGGTTACGACTGACGATTCTGTAATGACTCGTGCACCTGTATCCACTCGAACTACCAAGCCACCGGTTACGACTGACGATTCTGTAATGTCTCGTGCACCTGCACCCATTCGCACAATCCGTGTGCGAACCACTAAGCCACCTGTTACAACTGATGATTCAGCAATGACTCGTGCACCGACACTCGCTCACACCGCCAAACCACATGTTACTACTGATGATAGTGTAATGACTCACGCGCCAATTCGCACAACACATGTGCGACCACTCATTAAAAACAAGAATGAAAATTTTAGAACTTTTATTCCCTCCGCAAAACCCTCCGCAAAACCCTCCACAAAACCCTCCATAAAACCCTCCGCAAAACCTTCCACAAAACCCTCCACAAAACCCTCCGCAAAACCCTCCGCAAAACCCTCCACAAAACCCTCCGCAAAACCCTCCGCAAAACCCTCCATTGAGCCCACAAATATTCAATTTAATTGGGGAATGTTTTCTACAGCGCCTGTTCCAATAACACCCTCTTTTTTTCCAACAAGAGTCCCTACTATAAATGAATTTTTTATAGTGTCACCGACGCCATCATCATTCATAAATAAAATAAACCCGTCTTTATCTCCAACGAATGGACCCACTAAACAAACCGTTTTTCATTCGTCTTCTCCTCCTACACATCTACGAACTAGAGAACCGAGTTCTTTACCTACAACAATACCAACAGTATATACAACCGCATCGAAAAGTCCAACCCCCGCACCATCGTTTAATCCATCGCAGGCACCTAGCTTCTCACAGACACAAGACATAGCGAATAAGTTATCTACAGACAATAGTGCATCTACAGAATCATCTTCACAGTTGCAACCCTCCGGTATTATCGCAATCGTTGTTGTATTATTTATAATGATATTATTGGTGGTCTTCTTCACATATAGAGTAAAAAATATTTCAAAACTAAAACCACACGAAATATGGCGTAATTATTACGACGAAAATAAAAACACACAAAATGTCGCAGCCCATGATATTCATCATTTCTATGCAAAATCAAATCATGATAGCTCTAGGCCACAATTTGTTCCACATGTGTCAAAACGATTATCTATACAAAGTTTCGACAATACAAGACCAAATAGTCGCCGGTCTATTCATCAACAACATTTTTCGACAATAAATTTATAGATACAATATATAATACAACACTCTATATATTATGTCATCAACACCAACACCAACACCAAAAGTAATAGGAGAAGGTTCATATGGATGCGTCCACGCGCCTCGATTAAAATGCAAAAATAACGATGATAAATATCCATATGAAAATAAAATTTCAAAACTCTTAACAATAGAAAATGGAAAGACGGAACTAAGCGAATATAATAACATACAGGTGGCCGACATCAACAACGAATTTCATTTAGGAAAACCATCGTCTTGTGCTATTGACGAAATATCTACACGAAATATCAATGCTATTAAAAAATGTTCGAAGGGCCATGAGATGATTAAATCTTTATCCAAATATGGTCTCATAATTATGGACGATGGAGGAATGAATGTTAAAGATTACTCGGACAAAATGAGCGAATTGTCAATATCTCCTGAAAATACGAAAAAGTGCGAGTTATTTTTATTAGAGTCGTTGCGTTTATTCCATGGTTTACTACTTTTCCAAAAGAAAGGATTAATCCATTTCGATTTGAAACCACAAAACATTGTATATGATGAAGTAAAAAATAGGTTGAATTTTATAGATTTTGGATTGATGACTAAAAAAAGCGATATCTCCCCTACTTCGTGTATATTTCATTGGTCTTACCCATGGGAAACTGAATTGCTATATTATGAAGTTTTCATAAAGACGAAAGCCAACCGTGTCAATAATATGAGAAAAGACGTTAGCGAGAAAGGAAAAAATCACTCGCACTTTTTTCATTTTTTCAACCATTGTATAGATAAAAGCCTACCGAGTAGCGAATATTCAAAATGTGTGACTAATTTTTTTGAAGAGCACAATCGTTTTGTTACGCAAACTGACTTCACAAAACGAGATGTTTATATTAAATTTATACACGCGTGTCTTGACACTGTTGATATTTATGGATTGGGAATAGCGATGATGTATTGGTTGAACCATGTAAAAAAACATATCGACCCCATTCTTTTCGGTAAATTGAACGAATTGTTTCGTTCTATGATATCCACAAACGTATGGGAAAGAAAAACCGTTTTGAATGCAACTGTGTCATTGGAAAGAATAATCGATGAATCAGGAATATTGAAAAACCATAATAAAAGTGTTTTGAATCATATGATGGTTGATGGAACGGGTGATATATCCATTGTCAAACCAATGGATATGAAAATGGCAAAGAGTTTCAAACCCAACCCTGTATTTTTAGAAATGGAACCGGGTGCCTGTCCGGAAGGCAAAGAACGTAACCCGAAGACTCGCCGATGTATCAATAAATGCAAGCCCGGATATTCTAGAGACGCCAATTTCAAATGCGTAAAAGATAAAAAAAATCGTGTCGTCAAACCAAAGAAGAGTATTCCCCAATGTCCGGAGGGCAAAGAACGTAACCCGAAGACTCGCCGATGTATCAATAAATGCAAGCCCGGATATTCTAGAGACGCCAATTTCAAATGTGTTTCGAATAAAACGAAGAAAAATATCGAAAGTTTGAGTGGTAAACCAATACGTGCCCCGAAAACCCCTTCGTTTATTCCCGTATTTTCTGAGTAAATAACATCCAAATTTAGCGAAATATTTTTTTATCCATATTCTGTAGGATGAAAACATATAAATTAAAACCTTTTTTACTATCATCGTCGTATAAAAAGGGCGGTAAAACATTAAAAAAGCACAAATACAATGAAAAAGATTATTCGTCAAATGATGGGATGCTTACGACAATATGGGGACCTAGTATGTGGCACTATTTACATACGATGAGTTTCAATTATCCAGTTCACCCGACATGCGATGATAAGAAACATTACTATGATTTTGTGTCTAATCTTAAATATGTATTACCCTGTGGAAAATGCAGAAAAAACTTATGTAAAAACTTTAAAAAGCTCCCTTTTCGTTATAAACATATGAATTCTCGCGCAACGTTCTCCAAATATATTTATGATTTACACGAAGTAGTAAATAACATGTTGCATAAAAAATCGGGATTATCCTATGAAGATGTAAGAGAAAGATACGAACACTTTCGCGCCCGTTGTGCGAAATCTCTCAAAAAAATTGCTGTAAAAAAAGAAAAAGGCTGCACGCAATCATTGTATGGTGAAAAGGCGAAATGCGTCCTGCAAATCATACCCGACAATGTAAAATGTGATTCATTGCAAATTGACGACAATTGTATCAAAAAAGAACTGGTGTTTGACGAAAATCTTTAGCGCGAACAAATATTCACCAATTATTTATGAGAAAAATACGAATAACTCTCATAAATATTATGTCAAAGATATATAGTATATTATATTTATGATAAAAATGTCCCAGCAACTACCCGCAAATCCACCGAATGGAAATATATTAGTGGATTTGAACGATATATCCACTATGAAAAAACAAGAACACATACCTTTTTGGACGGAAAACCCAAACATCATTTTCGATGCCAAATACATTTTCGAATTTTTTCCAGTAGAAGGTATGTCATACGAACAAAAATTAAACGCAGTCACTCGCACTGTAATTCTTTTAACAATAATTGGGATGACAATTTCGTCGAGTCTACGATTATTTTTAATCAGCCTTGTAACAATAGGTGCTATTTTCCTTCTCTATTATTATCATACAAAAGAACAGGAGAAAAAAGATGTCAAAAAGGAACTACAAAGCATAAAGGAGAGTTTCGAAGGCCCCGCCCGCGATTATTTAACAAAAAACAATATCAGCGTTGCCGAACCCATTTTCACTGAACCCACATCAAGCAACCCATTTAATAATGTTTTAGTTACAGATTATGATTATAACCCGAACAAGCAACCCGCCCCTCCCGCATTTAACAAAAATATCAATGAAAAAATTTTAACACAGGCCAAACAGTTTGTGAATGAGGCAAACCCCGACCAACCCAATATTTCAAATAAATTATTTGCGAGTTTAGGCGATAATTTGGACTTCGAACAATCACTCCGCCCTTTCCATTCCACCGCTAGCACCACTATACCTAACGACCAAAATGCCTTCGCTGAATTTTGCTACGGTAGTATGATTTCTTGCAAAGAGGGGAACGATTTCGCATGTGCCCGTAATTTGTCGCGCCATACCAATTATTAGGTCATGTCATTGTCCCGCAAGCGCACCTATTTGTCTGAAATCCATAGCATAAATGTTACTGAATATGCTTTCTTGTATATAAGAAATTTTATATTTTTCTTATATATTACAACATTCCGTATCATATCATAGATATGGATATATGTCTATATATTATATATATACGTTTTGTGTTTGCATACTGTGCTGCCCCAAGATAAAAGATGTGGAGTCGAATCAAAAATCAACTCTATTCTTTTTTACCAGTTGCGAATTGCATTATAACATCCACAGCTCTTTATTTCCAAACCAATGTTCTATATCCTTGGCATAATAAAATTAGTGATGATATACACAGAATGCATCGTGATGTGATTCATGGAATTGTTGGCTCTCGAAAATAAAAAATAAAATGACGCTCTAGAATTTTCATCTCTGTGTATAGTATATCAAAATGGCAACGATTAGTTCTTATATGTTTAATAATGCCGACCGTATTGGGGCAGATGCAACCGACCAATCTCAACGCACAGTTTCAAATACCCGATTCGCAAATTATACCTTGTCTAACTATTTTAGTCAAAATTCTTCCAACAGCCATGTCGATTTCGCTACGTCTCAACCTACTATGATGGTTGGAGGAACCGTTCACGGTCACGGATTAACCGGTTCTAGCGCAGACAACGAGTCCAACATCCTATTCAAAATGGTTAATGAGCGTCCCTTGGAGAAATTACAGCTCATGTCTCGTCCTTTTACCACTATCCCTTATTTAGGACGTGGTAGCTGTGACCCCACTTTAGAATCTCAGTTACAACAAGGTGAAATTGTTAGCGACAAGAAGAGTGTCAGCACGATTATGGATAAATCGTTTTCTAAGTATGCTTTGTATCCTACCGATAACAAAATGGAAGAGCGCGTGAATGACACCCGTTTTACCGTAGAGGAGGCCGCAATGAACGGATGGGTTCGTGGTGGAGCGGCTACTCGTGAAATGTCGAATGATGCCTACTTGAAACAGAACCATCGCCCGAGTGGGAATTTTTAGACCATTGACAATTTTCAAAAATTCTTTGTGATTCGTAAAAAATTGAACCTGTTTTTACGAATAATACCGAATGTATTCGTAAAAATGTCCTATTCAGCTATTATTTTGAGTGTTCCTGAAGAAAAAGCCGTTGATGAATCCATTATCGAATACTACACGATAATGGCTGTAGGCAGTGCCGAGAAAAATACAAATCGCGTGTGTTTATCATCAACCGAGGGTATATTCAATGGCAGACTTATTTATAGTGAGCTTATTGACGGGTATCTTACGGTAACAGATGTTGATTATAATTCAAATATTGTGACATTGGATGGCAAAATTCCTCGCAGTGGATCTAATGTTGTTTTTACGCTAAGAAATTATGATGATAATGAGTAACGGTCATCTATCGATTCAACATCATATTCATATTTCTCATAATAGATGTTTTCGTGTTTGCATATCCAATCGGCAAATTCACTTTCGCAGAAAATGTCGGTTTTGTAATAACATATGACGGTGATGGATTCGTTGATGAAAAAACGGGGGTTTGTTTGAGCCCTTTTTTTTGAATATCTATACAAATATTTCGATATAAATTCAATATGGGGATGTTATGATGAGAATCGCGCAAGCATCGAATAAAAGACGAAGTAAATGCTCCTACCATTTGTGTATCTTCGGTATTATATATATCTTCGGACGATTGTGTGTCTTTGCACCCACTAAAAACATATATATTAGAATTTGAAACCGGTATATCCGATTTTTTAACCGTGAATTTTGTAGGTGATTGATATTCAAACGTCCATGGTAAATTACAAATGGTTCCACTATGGCAACAGTCAAATACAAAAATAGACCGGCATTGTATCTGTTTTATCATTTCAAACAAATCAACGTCGCTTATGTAACCATTATTCATATAATCCACTGGAACTAATATATTGTCGGTGTTATTTTCGGGGTCTTTCTCCCCTGATAAAAGTGTTCCGTGCCCGCTATAATGAAACCAAAACTCTTCTAAATCTGTGCTTTTGTCGACTATGTTCTCAATCTCTTTTATAATATTCTGTTTTGTAGGCAAGAAATCAAAGTTGTCATCTCTTAAAATAGTAATATCTGTCGCTCTATAATCATATGCATCAATTAACATGTTACGCATGTTAATGACATCGTCAATACATCCATTCAGTGATATATCGGTTGAATTTATATAGTTAATTCCTATTAACAAAGCCTTTTTCATTATTTATGCAATGATAGGATTGATATCTATCTATGTATATAACGTTGCTAAAATATTTGGTCTTGGTATAACGAAGTATTCGTAGTATTGGCAATGAAAAAATTATGCAAATATTGTATCCGAATAGTCTATAGTGTCTGAACTGTCTATATTATACAAAATGGCTTCAGTATCCGTATTACCAAAACATGTATATAAAGTAATAAAAACGGATTATGATGATGTTTGGAAACAAATTATTGTATATGCAGGAACAGCATCCATAGAATATAGCAATTTATCCGGAGATGAAGAGGATAAAACATCTTATATATCTACTGTTGAAAACTACCGAGGGGTGATATTTAGCGATGAGGAAATAGAAATCATCAAAACGAGTTACCCAAGTATAAAGTTCTCTTCAAAACAAATTCATGGTGATGATACAATTCGAATCATTAAGAAAAAACTGCTCCATGATTTAGGGGAAGAAACCATATCTTACCCCGAAATTTATCTTTATTGCAAAATAAAGGATGAAATACCGTTAGAGAAATTCTTTTATGAAAGAGCAAGAACTGTTTCACGTTATCAAAATTTAACTAACGATAGCCTCATTTCCAAAAATATGCTCGGTCAATTACTAATGAATATACCATCAAAAGAAGTTTCTTCCATTGATAATACAAGCAAGGACAATTTTTCATATGACGACGTTTTGCCTTACATAGAGCACGATAGGTTAGAATTCAAAATCCCCCTTGGTTTGAAATTCTCTCTTTATAACGATTTACTTTTTTCAGCGAATCCTTACGATGTTCTACCTTCATCCGAGCAAACTTTTCAATATTCATCCGACAACTCTTTAATGGCATTCGAAAATCATCTACTTTCTAATTATGGCGAACTTTTAAATAACACTATTTATTTCTGTTTAACTGATGATGTCATTCGATATGCAGAGGAGTCGACTATTCCGGATAATTATATGTTACGACTTTATTATCCATTATTGTCAAAACAGGAAATACAGACGAAGAACGATTTTTATCGCAAGCGTGGAGAACTTGAAAAGAATGTCATCAAACCCGAGAATTTGAAACAATATGAGACCGTCGATTTGTTTCACGATATTTATTACCAAACCGAATCCTCCAATCCACTTCCTTATACTAAACGAGGAATCTCGGCTTTCAAAATCGTTTTACACCCCGAATTTAACACAGTTATACCATTGGAGTATATATTCAAACGATTTCATACATCGCAACTTATACCTTTTATCAAATACAACCCCGGAATTCGTAAAGAGAATATTTACAGAATTTATTCTGAAAAGGTCACTAGAACCGGCAAGAAAATCCCGTTTTTGAATAAAAATAAAATCATTAGTTTTGCAAACAAGTTGGGAAAGAGTAGGCAAGTATCGCTGTATATAAAACACACGATTGATGACTACTATGGTATGGATATTTTCGTCGATTTTGACTATAATGGAAACATATCTGTTCGTTCTGAGGAATATCCTCTCTTGATATCGCTAGATGAATTAAATAAATTATTGTCAAACATTGTCAACCCCATTATTTTAGAAATGAACGATATTTTACAACAAAGCGGTTATCATTTGAATACATTTGAGAACATGAATCATAAGTTGGTTGAAATCGAGACAATGAATTATGTTTATCAATTAAATCTTGCGGATAAAAACCGCGATGTCTTTCAAAAAAAATACACGAATTGTTTACCAGCGATTTTTGATATATTAGATGTTGATTCCACGAAAGGCGCACAAATGAGATTCAAACGTGTGGAAAATTATAGAAAAATGGATGCGATTTCGACCATGATTACGCGAGTTTATAATGCTACAAATAGCGAAAAACAGGTTGTTGCATCATTGATGACGAACTTTTCAATGACAGAAGATGAAGCATTATTGAAAATAACCAAGTATTTGAATGAATTTATACAGATTCAAGGTCGATATGTAAATAAATCAGCCGAATTTGTTGATAACCCGGGTATTCCCATTCAATTTCAATACTCTTCTGGAAAAAGAGAGCTTTATATTGACGTGTTCAGTATAAACAATGTACATTCTCTAGAGCACATTAATTTATATATTGATAGTTTTTTACGTTTATCTCAATCTCCAGATTCGGCTCCGGCTTTTGTTTCCAAACTATTGGCGCAGTGTCAAAAGAAAATGGCTGAAAAAGAAGAGGCGCCCGTTGAAAATATTATTTTACCGGAACTTGTATCTATGGATATTGTAAATTCAGTTCAGCCTATTCAATTTGGCAAAAAAATAGACACCATTTTTATGAAAAAGGATGAAGAAAATTATGATGAAAAAGAAGGGTTGGATTTTGATGAAGAATCTGACGAAGAAGATGGCAAATTATTTTTTGAAGAAGACGACGAGGAAGGCGAGGAAGGCGAGGAGGGTGAGGAGGGTGAGGAAGGCGAGGAAGGCGAGGAAGGCGAGGAAGGCGAGGAAGGCGAGGAAGGCGAGGAAGCACCAAAGCAAATAAAGGGAAGCGGAAGACAAAAAACGCGCGACACTGAAAACGACACCAATATTTTTTATAAAAAGATGCGCCAATTCGAACCCACACTGTTTTTATCCACCGGCGACAAATCCTACGGTGCATATTCCCGTGTCTGTCCTGCAAATATCAGTCGACAACCCGTGATATTAACAAAAGAAGAGAAGGAAAAAATAGACAAAGAACACCCGGGGTCTTACACAAACGCTATTGAATATGGAACGAATCCAGATAAAAAATACTGGTATATTTGCCCGAGATACTGGTGTTCTAGTAGCAATACATCACTCACTGAAGAAGAGGTTAAAAATGGGGTTTGTGAGGGCCGCGTTCATGAATTTACAGACACACAAGGATACCATACAGACGATAAAGGAAATTATATCAACTATAACCCCGGTTTTATGAAAAAGGAACATCATCCCAAAGGCTATTGTATACCTTGTTGCTTCAAGAATTGGAATTCAAAGAGTCAAATAGAACTTCGACAAAAATGTGGTGTCGAGCAGGGAACCGAAATAAAAAAAGGTAAACAAAAAGACACAGGATTTAATTATTATATCATGGGAAATGATAAATATCCCATTCCACAAAACCGCTGGGGGTATTTACCTCTGGTTGTAGAATTATTTTTGAGAACAGACAATACACTCTCTATGGATAAGAAAAACAACGCCCAACTTGTGGAAGGAATCCCCACATTACTAAGATATGGAGTTGAGACATCGACACATCAATCTTTCGTCGCCTGTATCGCTGATATTTATGGATTCTCTAGAAATATGAACTCTCTTTCTATCGAAGAAATGAGAATCACTCTGTCGTCATCAATTTCTTTAGATAATTATTTAAAATATCACAACGGTTCTCTCGTATCCATTTTTAAACCTAAAAAATATCAATTAGAAGAGGAAACAATCGTCCAATACAACACCACCGAATTCTATAAAAGAATAGACATGACGAATGATTCACAGCGAGGGTTTTTAGAGGATACAATTGCATCTTTCGAAAATTTCAAGCGCTATCTTACAGATAAGGACTCATTAATAGACCACACCTATCTTTGGGATTTCATTACTATACCTAACGAGAACTTGTTTAAAAATGGTATAAATCTCGCTATTATAGAAATCGTGGATAACGATATCACAGACAATATCCAATTTATCTGTCCTACGAATTCTTATTCCACAACATTGTTTGACCCTAAAAAACAAACCGTTATTTTATTAAAGCATGACAAATATTACGAGCCGATTTATTTATTAACGGATATGAGCCAAACCGATGGAAAAATAAAAATATTAAAATGGTTTGACTACAATTCGATTGAAAATATTAAGACCGTGTTGTCTCTAATACAGACTACGACATCCAACCACTGCGCCCCCATGGAAAGTATGCCCCGAGTTTATAAATTCAAAAAGAATATTCCAGTGGTTGATTTATATCATATTTTGGATGAAAATCTTCAAGGGTATAAAGTGGAATCGCAAATATCAAATTACCGTGGAAAAATTATCGGCATCACTGTGGTTTATAAGGATGACACGTTTTATATCCCCTGTTTGCCTTCTGTATCCATTCCAAATTTACCGATTGTTTTTACAGATGACGTAAAATGGGTTTCGTATGAAAAAACTCGCGACTTTTTAAAGTCATTGAGTAAATCAACTGAAAATAGAATAAAATCGAACCCGATGTTGAAAGTAATTGAAGACGATTTAATCGTGGGAATATTAACCGAAACGAATCAGTTCATACAAATCGACCCCCCTATTCCAAATGATATTCAAGACGGCATTCCAGATATAAAAGGGACAAACTATATGGTTTCGGACAAAATATTCGCTGTCGATAAAACCGAGGACAAGGCGCGAGTCGATACCACCAATAAAATAAAATTAGAAACGCAATTTTTCATCGCTTTCCGTAGCACCATTCGCATTTTATTAAATAATCGTGAAAATAGAGAACGACGCGAAGATATTATAGAAATTATCAATAACCCCAAAATGTTGCATCGAAATAAAATCGTAAAACTCGAAAAAATATTGAGGAATATGTGCGCTAATGTGATATCTTTCGGTGAATTACCAGAAAATCTATTGAATAATGTAACTGAAATATCGTCCTGTGTAAATAATTCGACGGACAAATGTTCTAGCAAATCATTTTGTGTTATGAAAGAAGACAGTCAATGCTCTCTTTTATTACCTGAAAAAAACTTATTAAACGGAAAAGATAACCAAACGCAATATTATATAAGAATGGCCGACGAATTGTTGAGATATCATCGCGTGCGTCTTTTCATGTTAGATAATAAAAATTATTTGAATATCACATCTTTAGATTACCATATACTCAACAACGAGTTTATCATTTTGCAAACACTTTTGATGTCTGATTACTTTGACGATTTGATACCATTAGATATGAATTCTTATATGCATGCTATACCCTATGAATTTGCGAATCCAATCAATACTCAAAAATATAGCAATCACATTTCACTGACAATGCAAGAAGTCGAGAATGAAAACGCGGGATTACTCAATCCCGACCATAATGATAGTCTTATAAAAGAGCGTTTGAATAAAGTGCAAGGAAATCAGGTAAGCACGTGGGTGAAAATGTTCCCGGTGGACGCAAAAGAGATTATTATAGATGCTTCACGCAAAGGCACATTTTATGTTTTGATTGAAATGTTACAAAACAGATGGGGGCGAATTGTTACCATACAAGAGTGCTCTAGTTTATTATGGGAGGCGTATTCTTTGTATATGGATACTGCACTAAAATCGACGGTTTTGAATATATTATCACAACAAGGGAAAAAGAAAAAGGCGATGATAGACCGTGTTATAAAAAATCAAACGACTTTGGAAAATTTGATAATGAGCGAGGAATATTTTTTGACAGATTTTGATTATTGGATGATTTCATCGTCGAAACTCAACCTACCTATAGTATTGTTTTCATCGACTAAAATTCAAATGATTACGAATAAAATAAATTGGTTGTTGATGGGCGGAGAATTAGGAGAGGTATTTTATTTTATAAGAACACCCACCGAACATTATAGAAGTGATGTTTATCCGTCTTATCAATATATTGTGCCGCCATTGAAAATTACGGAGGTGAAAGGTTTGGATGGTATGATAAAAAACCCTTCTTATTTGGAAAACACTCAATCTCTTGAAACCTTTTTACAGTCGCAAAATAAGTAGTTGGTATGTTGTATAAGAAAATGTCGTGATTTTTCTTATACAATTTTTACATGGGACGAGCGAGAGGACGTGGTGTGGGCGAATTTTTTTTCACACCAAGTATAGCAGAATAACTTTTGCATTCGGTTCTCCAATTATATTTCGCAGAATTCGACCAATTTATTTGTCCGGCACCGGGTGCACCGAGAGGCCGCCCTTTTGCAACACCACCATAACCGCCCACCGTTTTTTTATCCCCGGGTGTATTACCACTTGGATTTCCTTGGTCGCTCAATGGTTTGCCGTTATATGTTCCCGTGTTTTTTATATGGCCGTTTTGGCATGGTTCATGAAATGTCTTCATATATTGGGTTCTTTGTTTTTGATATCTTGCTTTTGATGCTTTGCATCGCGAATTGCACGAACCGTTTGCAACTTCTGCACTATAACTGCGTTGGTTTATTTGTGACGACGTATATTTTACTACATTGTCTTTTTTGTATTTTTTTTTCGCCAATTCCAATTGATATCTGTCGCGACCAAGTTGGCAACGTTTATTACAAGGCGTTTTTACGGAACATCTCGAATTACAATTTTTGGAAATAGCTGAACCGCGTGCCAATTTTGAGCGAGAAAAATGTTTTTTGTAATTTGCATCCGTTTTTGCGTGCAATATAGATGTTACCAATGTTCGTTCTTGTGATATATAACGAACAGCTCGTGTTAGTAATTTACTTCCTATATTTTTTGTTGCACCAAACACGTTGCCTACTATTTTTCTATAGATATTATCGTGCATTTGCGATTGACATTGATGAAAACAGAGTAAAAAAATACAGATGAGCTTCATATCGTTTGTTTATTTTATACAAATATATTTTTATTTATGTTTGTATTTACGTTTTATTTACTTCTTCAAGAGTCTAAAAACCAACGTCATAACCATCATCCGTTGGAACACAACTACCTGAATCATTCGGTTGAATTGCTGATAAATTGTTCTGTATTTCAACCGCTGCTTTGCTACACTGGTCTGTGGAAATACTTAACCCCCCAAACAATTTCTCAATCTCCTCGTTTTTATTTCGAATATCTACCTCAACATCTTCCATATTTCTCAATTGATTCATATCCAAAACTAACTGGAAACAACCCGTCCCAGCCTTACTCATTTGCCCCATCATTACATTACTCGAAATTCCTGTCATATGGTCTAAATCCGCATGTCTAGATGCATTCAATAAAACCTCTGTGTGTGTCTCAAAACTACTCTTTGCAAGTGGGCCAATATCATCGTTCAAAATTCCCGACCTAAATATAGGAACCATATTCATATTGCACGCCATTCTATCACAAAGCAAACTCGTGTGATGATAATTGATATATACATCGGAGAAACCCATCGTCTCATCCAATTCATTCGCAATAGTTTGACGGGCAGCTTCTATACCTAGAACGTCAAATGTCTCGCGAATATCATTACTATATGTGCGCGTAGAGTCAATGTAATCCATTCCCAACACTGACTTTAAATTCGTTCCTGTGGTATCCAAAACCCAGACGTCTTTGCGAACATATTTACCATCCTCTTTTACGATATAATTTTGCAATTTGCGAGGAATCACATTTTGAATACCGTCAATGCCTCTCAAAATAATATTATTCAACATTGCCTCTTGGAAATTTCGCAACATATAAATCTCGTCAGATTGGTCTAGAGTATCTGCAATTCCCTTTTGTTTTTTGGTCTTTGAGAATACACTGCTATTCAAACGAATGCGAAATACCAAATTACTTGAATTATAATCACTATAAATGCATGATATGTCGTTACCATGACAATTGTTAATCGCAAAATGTATGTCGTCCATTGTAATATTTTTCTCGAGCAATGTCTCGGCGTCGATTTCCATACGAATAATCCACTTTGATTTCGGTATATTCATCGATTCTATTGAATCCATGCAATCTTTAATTAATCTTTCAAATTCGAAATACTGGTCTAGCAATAAATGGTCTTCCTCGATAATCGAATTGTTATCGTTAGGGTCGAAATAAATCTGCACTGATTTTACTACATCCAACAACTTTGTATGCTCCAACATTGTTGCGAACTGAGTAGCCTTTTCTTTATCTGCTTCGTCGAGTGGTTTCATATGCACTGTGAGTGACGCCTTTTTTGGGTTCCTTGTAATTCTTAACAATTCTTCGATTCTTGGAACACCTTGAGTCACATTTGCTTTGGATGCAACACCTGCAAGATGAAATGTGTTGAGTGTGAGTTGAGTAGTCGGTTCGCCGATAGACTGACCGGCTACAACGCCCACCATTTCACCCGGATGGACGATTGACTGTTTATATTTCAAAACCACCATTTCCAATAGCATAACAAGAGCTTTGCGATGAAATCGTTTATGGACCAATAAATCACGAGGCGTCAAATAATAATAATACATTATCTCAAACAGTGATTGTGGTTGAACGTATTTTATTTTCTTTAGTTTTTCGAAATATTCTTCGACGAGTTCAAACGTCTCGAGTGGTGTAATATCGACAGTCGAATTTGAATTGAGGTTTAATTGACCCTGAATGTTTGCAATAATGTGTTGAAATGCAACAGGAATCTTGACTGTATTTTCATTCTTGTTTTTAAATACGGCTTCTACAATGTTCTTACGAGCATCCAACATTTTCTCAATATATTTTTGACATTTGTCCTTAGTTGCATCTCTTTGCTTTCGAATGCGAGTCGCAGTTCCCTTCGAATAAATGTTTAACATATCTGTTTGTTGCTCGTTTGCACCAATAATATCGTAATGCAAATAAATATCCTCGGTGCTCATTCCAACCAAAGGCATAATTTGATTTTCCGTGCGCATTGCGTCAAAACCATCGTCGCCGTAGGCGAATTGTATGATTTTCCCCTTATTATTTCGAACTGTCATATCATACTCTACTTTTAAATCCTCTAGACCCTTGATAAGTCGGCGCTGTATATATCCAGTTTGGGACGTATCTCTAACTTGCAGACCATTTGCTATTCCAAAATTGAGAGTGGATGGAATAGTCAAATCATATACCTTTGGATGGTCTTTGATATCAATAGGGTTGATTTCTACGATTTGGTCTAACACGACGTTATTATAAGTCTCCACGTTCATTTGTTTGTTTCGCCAATTGATGGCTTGTATTTTTGCGTTTTTATTTTCTTCTAATAAGACAATCGTTTTTGAAAATAATCTGCCCCATTGTGCGCGAATTGACAATCTATAACTTGGTAGATTATTTTTCGCTTGATACTTCGCCATTTTTCCATAAATTCCCAATCTAGAACACAACATATTTACACCTTCAATAAGTCTCTTTGATGCAGAACTCGCATCAATCGAATTTTTACTAATGGAACCATCTGCTGAAAAGTAACCATTTAACAATCCTATGATGAAAGTTTCAGGTGCAATAAATGCTTCTGTAGGAATATATTTATTTGCAACACCGTTACCGACTAATTTTGTCAAGAATTTTTCGAATGCCGAAGAGGAACCCGTAATCGTCGTCGAACTTTCTTTATAAGAAATCCCGTAACTATTAAACCAACCCTTTACAAATGTTTTTATATTTTCATTCTTATTCGTTATTGTAATACGGGCGTTGTGACAATTACCATCTGCTAAAAATAACCCGATAAATATACCATTTTCTTCGTTCAACTCGAAATTTACTGTTTGAGATAAATAAGTTTCCATCTCAATATGAGTTAGAACAACTGGTGGTTTACATAGTTCGCCAGTAACAGGAACACAGTCGCCTATTTTGATATCAGGTGTTGATGTTTCCTTCAACTTTTTCGATTCTTTATCCCAAATTAATAGGGATTTGCTTTCAGTTACTATAACACTTCTACCACCACTTGTCTTGATTTCGTATAATTCTTTACCGGGGTCATGTCTAGTAATTGCCGTAACTTCACCCCATGATACATTACCATCTTCATCTGTGGTTGGAATATATACTTTATTTATATTCATCAATTCCATCTGTCTTTCAGTAAAATGCTGAATTTTTTCAGGTGAGGCGTCCAACTGTGTGTCAATCCATCTTCCAATTTCAATATACACGGGTTTCTCATTCTCAATAATAACAATAGGTGTTTCCCACGTTACCGATTTACAAGCGGTATCAATAAGACCAATGCGACCACCCATAGCATGGAAGAAGAGTTCAGGTGCAGTTAGTCCTGAAATATACGAATTCTCGATAAAACCACGAGCATTTGGACTATCATCAAATTTACTGAAATGAGGAAGTGTGCGGCTATCGAAACCATAAGGAATGCGTTTTCCGTCCACACTGGTTTGTCCCAAACAAGAAATCATCTGGGAAATGTTAATCGGCGTTCCTTTTGAACCAGAATTTACAATCATTACAAAACGGTTGGTTTTACTCAATGATTTCAAACCGATTTTACCAGCCTGATTTGTTGCATCATTCAATGTGTTTCCAATATCGGTTTCGAATTTTGCCATATTCGTGTTCGCAGTATTGTTTTCGAAAATGCCGAGATGAACCTTATCAATAATAGTCTTCACTTTTTGCTTTTGGTCGGCAATAATTTCGATAATACTATCACGCGTTTGTTTATTCGCAACTAAATCACTGATTCCAACACTAAATGAACTGGATTTCATATATTCTGTAACAACGTTTTGTAAATCATCGATAAAGTCTGACGACTGCATATTACCGAAATCATTGCAGATGCGGTGAATAATACCCTTTGTTGTAGACGCCAATATAGACTTTTCCAATTGACCTCGAATATATTTTCCATTGCGAATCTCTAGGATATTGTTTGACGTCTTTTCGTCTTCCGAATCGTCAAATAACTTCGTCTTGTATTTCAATGTAATTGGTGCAAGAATTTGCGAAAGAATGTCGAAATTGCTGATTTCGTCTCCCGCATCTCGCAATGCATTCACATCAACTTTTGAATACATCATCAAAAGATTCATTGCATCTCGGGGTGAGAATTTAATGTTAGGTCTCGTAAATCTATATGAACCCAACAACGAATCTTGGTAAATACCAATAATTGGAGCATTACCAGCTGGACTGACAATTTGGTATGGGATTGCGGCCAAATGGCGCAGCTCGGTTTCTGCCAAAATATTTTGTGGCATATGCATATTCATCTCATCTCCATCAAAATCGGCATTGTATGGTTTAGTATCAGCTACATTCATACGAAACGTGTCACCACGCTTCATTACTTTCACAATATGACACATCATAGAAGGTCTATGCAAACTAGGTTGTCTGTTAAACAACACCGCATCACCATCCATCATATGTCTGTGAACGATATCTCCATTTTCCAATCGAATCGAATTGCGGTCAACATAACGTAACGAAATATTCTCGCCATTCTTCTTTTCCAAAATCTTGGAACCCGGATATACTTCGGGACCATTTTGAACGAGTTTTAAAAGGAAATCTCTATTGCGGTCATTTACAGTAACCGGCTTCGTGAGATTCATAGCAATTTTTCTCGGAACACCGAGTTGGCGAATAGATAGATTTGGGTCACCCGTAATCACAGAACGCGCGCTAAAATCCACTCTTTTACCCATCAAATTACCTCGAATTCTACCATTCTTACTATTCAAACGACCCATAATACACTGCAATGGGCGTCCAGAGCGCTGTGCCATAGGCATCGCGCCTTTCACCTTGTTATTTACAATCATCGCAACAAAATATTGTAAAACCTTTGTCAAATTTTCAATCACATTTGGTGATGCATTGTTTGCAATCTTATCGGCCAAATCTCGATTCATTTTGATAATATTGCTGTAAATATGAGTCAAATCATCCTCGCTTCTTTGCTGGGCGTCGTGTTTAACCGATGGACGGACAGCGGGTGGAGGAACGGGCAATACTTGACAAATCATCCACTCGGGTCTAGACCATGTTGGGCTAAACCCCATAAAATGGATGTCTTCGTCAGAAATGCGCTTGAAAATCTTCAATACCATTTCAGGCGTGAGTCTGACAATAACATCTTTACTATCACCGTCACTATTTTTCTCAGAGTCAATCTTTTTCCAAATAGCTTGAATCGTTGCAATTTCCTCTAAACGCAATGCATCTGGTTGCTTGCATCCACAACCATCGTCAATTGCCTCACCACATCTCTTAATCTTTGCGCAAAGATTTGAAACATATTCCCAACGATTTTCTGCCGAAAAATTCAAAATGTGTTGGTGTTGATTTTTATTGACGAGCAATTTACTGCATTTGAAGCACACACATTTGCTAATTTTAATTATTTCTTTTATATGTTGAATGAAGAATACAGGACGAGCCATCTCAATATGTCCAAAATAACCCGGTGTATCGATATACGTAAATCCGTCCGTGGGGCAGATTAAACCGGGTTCCAAAACTCCCATTCTCGGGTCAAATAGACCACCAATGACAGGTTTGTTATTTATATAAGTGTCTCGCGATGTTACTTCAACAACCGAATTCTTCCTGATTTCATCTGGTGACAACATACTAAATTGCACTCCGACAATTCGGGAAGATTGTTTGTGTTCATTCATTTTAATACCCGACATTAATTTGTAACTATATACTAGTGTTTATATATATTATTACTTTGATTCAATTTTTTTGATGCCGAGTTAAAAAATTGAATTTACAAAACAACTGTTTTTTGATGACAGGAATTATTTCATAGTAGGTTTTAAAAATGGGAATTAGAAAGTTTGCAGACAAGGCTAAGCCAGCTCGTGATAACAAGAAAAAGTTGAAGAAAAACAAGCCCGATTCTGACGATGATGCAGGTGATGATATCAGTCTAGAGGAAGAAACGGACAGTGATTCTGATTATGTTCCACCTAAAACAATCAAAAAGAGAAATAAGAAAATGTTAATCGAGAATGACAATGACGATGATGATGATGAAGATGTTTGGGAGGATGATGACGAAGACGAGGATGAAGAAGAGGAGGATGATGACGAAGATGACGAAGATGACGAAGATGACGAAGACGACCTAGATGCAGCTATTAATCGCGGTGCATTGCATAAGTTTTTGGCAAAGATTTTCCCATCAAAGTATATGCAAAACAAGGTTGAAAACGATATTGTAGATAGTGTATCGGATGAACTACATAATGTTTCGAAAAAGAAGTCTTCTCGTAAAGTTTATAAAAAGACGAAGTCAAATACAAATAAGAAGCGTGCTGTATCTAGACGCGCTGCGTCTAGGCGCTCCGAAGAAGACGAGGACGAAGACGATGATGAAGAGGAGGAGGAGGACGACGATATGGACGAGGACGAGGATGAGGATGGCAACTTTCAAATTGTATTCTCTCTTGGTGGAGGTGGAGAACTACCAGAAGACGAATATATTGCAGAAGAAGAAAATGCCGAATGCAATAGTGATGACGAAGAGGCATTTATGAAAGAGAATTATCAAAAAATGGAAATCCCCGAAGAAGAGGTGAAGTTCGAGACAAAAAAATTCAAAAAGGCTGCTGCTGCAAAGAAGGCCGCCGAACATAATAAATCTGAGTCATCAAAAGACAGTGAAATAAAGGACGTAGAACAAGAATATCTCGAGTTGGTTGAAATCAAAAAGTCGCTTTCAGAACAGTTAAAGAAAAAGTCGAAAAGCAAGATTTTGAGAAACGCAATCCATGAGTGCAATCAGTCTATCAAAAAGCTTGTGAAGAAGGCTCGCGAAAAGAATGCGAAGACTTATCACAAGTTGATTCACACTGGGAAAAAACAGACCAATGAAGTGGATTATTTCAAGAAGAAGCTATCAAATAAAGAGCAATTACGGGTAATGCGCGATTTGAAAGAAATTAATCAGCATATTCATATTGAAAAACCATATCGACTCATGTTGTTGGACTCTAAAATGCCAGCTAAATTCAAGGCAATCGCCCTACAAAAACTAAATGTTCTACGCTCAATGGAGCCTAGCGACAATGAATATTACAAACTGAAAAATTGGGTGGATACGTTTATGAAGATTCCATTTGGTGTATATAAAAATCTAGACGTAAAGATGAGCGATGGAGTCGATGTATGTCACCAATTTATGGAAGATGCAAAAACTACTCTCGACACTTGTGTATATGGCCTCAATGATGCTAAAATTCAAGTGATGCAAATGATAGGCCAATGGATTGCGAATCCGTCTGCGCTTGGATCGGCAATTGCTATTCACGGGCCAATGGGAACAGGTAAAACGTCAATTGTAAAGGAAGGTATCAGCAAGATTTTGGGGCGCGAATTCGCGTTTATTGCACTTGGTGGAACAGGTGACGCCAGTTTTCTAGAAGGACATTCTTATACATACGAAGGTAGCACTTGGGGTAAAATCGTGCAAATTATCATTGATAGTAAATGCATGAATCCGGTGATTTATTTTGACGAATTGGATAAGATTAGCGACACACCGAGAGGTGAAGAGATTGTTGGTATTCTAACACATCTTACGGATACATCTCAAAATAGCCAATTTCATGACAAATATTTTTCGGAAATCGAATTTGATATTAGCAAGTGTTTGTTTATCTTTAGTTATAACGATGCGAGTAGAATCAATCCCATTCTTCGAGACCGTATGTATCATATCCAGACGAAAGGTTATGACGCAAAGGACAAGACGATTATTGCGCGAAACTATTTGTTGCCGAAAATTCGCGAACAAGTGAATTTCAACGAGGAGGACGTTATTATTCCCGACGATACGATTCAGTATATTGTTTCAAACACTGCGCTTACAAAGGAGGAGTCGGGAGTTCGTAATTTGAAGCGATGTTTGGAAATTATTTATACGAAGTTGAATTTATTCCGGTTAATGAAAACAGACACGCCTCTCTTTGGAAAAGAACTAGAATTAAAGGTTTCATTTCCGTTTACTGTAACTAAAAAGGAGGTTGATATTTTGATTAAAAATAATGAAGGACAAAACCAGAGTTTACTGGCAATGTATGTGTAACAGCGAATTGTAAGTGAATTGAATTGTATATTTTTTTGTTGTTTTTTGGTTTTTTGTTGTTTTTTATTTTTATATAAAAACAATATAGAACAAAAGAGCATTGTATATACTATACATAGATTGAACGGTCATAAATAAATGATTGGACGTCGTTTCATATCTGCGGTTATTCCAAAAAATCCCGTAAGTGCTTTATCGGTTTTCAAAAATTCGTGCTATCATAAGATAGACTTCAAGATAAGCGAAGAAAATACTGTGAATAGTGCAATTCAGCGATTTACAGCATTCAATATTGGTTGTCTTGCTGTAACTGATTCTGCTAATAAGGTGGTCGGTGTTTTATCTGAGCGCGATTATGTAAATAAGGTTGCCGCTCTTGGTAAAGATGGCGATGTAGTAAAAATCAAAGAAATTTGCACTTATGGCCCACATATCATTATTGCGAAGAAAGATGATTCCCTCGAACAGTGCATGAATAAGATGTTATTCAAAGATATTCGTCATCTTCTAGTAATCGACGACAAGAACGAAGAATTTGTCGGAATGATTTCCATAAAAGATTTGATAAAGGAGATTATGAAAGACAAGGACGATATGATTACCAGATTGACCGACTTCAAACTTGGAAAGGGTGGGTTTTTTGGAAGTGAATAAGAAAATGTAAAAAAAATATATAAATATCCAAAAAACCATATAGAAAAAATGTTATATATAACAATGCGCAGCTATGGCCGAGTGGTTTAAGGCGGCAGACTTAAGACCTGCTATCAATGATGCGTGGGTTCGAACCCCACTGGCTGCATTTTCGAAAGACCTGATTTTACATGAATCAGGTATTTTGCAAAAACTTATGTCGAAAGTAAAAAATTGATTGTGTAATTTATGTTGTTTTTATCTATAAGTAAAAACAACAAAACAATGACAGATATTCTCCGTCTTTGTTTGCCAGCGGATTTGATTACAATTATAAAACAATATACTGGTGAAATAAAAATCCGCAATGGAATACCGATGCGACAAATTCCCAAAAAAGACAGTAGATACAAAATGTTATTGCGTCGCGCTACCAATCGACAATTTTGCATGGCGATAATTTACGAAGAATATGGAAAGCGCGGAAGCGCAAAAATGAAAACACCAGACAAAAAGAACCATATTGTGATAAGTGTATATAAAGATGTTATATGCAAAGATTTTGTGTGGGAAATGAACGTATTGGGAAAGTCTGTTGTTCGGTTACGGATTGTATAATAGAATGACTCCATTCTAATGTTCGGAATGTGACACAGAGTTAGGAATATAATAATTTGCAACAATACCGCATTTATTTGCATCTTGTCTGCAATCATTCGCACTATCATATGCAATATCACCAGTTACAATATTTTTTACTCCAAATTTCGTGCATTTTGGAATTTCCAAGTAAGTCCTAGACTTCTTTCTATCAAAAAAATAGCAGTTGTTACAGGATGGAATTTTCATGTTTTTGATAAATCGAGGCCTTGCTATTATATCCAACAGTTTCACCGTCGTCATATCTGTATATAGATATATAACATATATAATATTTTTATGTTGTTTTTACGTTGTGTTTTTATACGCTTGGCTAGGTTTTACAATCGAATGTAAGTAGGCAGTTTTCACAATAGTGAATTGTCTTACTTTTTTCCACATCAACATCGATAGAGTCTTCTACAATATTATGCTTACAATTCACAATAAGATAGGTTTCAACAAGTCTGGAAATTACTCGATAACTATCTTTTTGAGCTTTCTCTGGTATCGCATCTAGATATGATTTCACTCTCACCATAATATCGACATCTTCTCCGTTTTCCATTTGTGTTATATATTTTTACACAGTTCGTAAAAATATATTGTTTGAAAATACAAAATCAATTTTCTATAAGTCTAATATCTTATTTTCCTATCTGGGCTTCTTTTCCAGTAGCATTTCCACCACGAGTGGTGAGCAAACGCTTTTGTGTTTCATCTAAACATAGACCTCCCTTAGAATTTGTCAACCCCGAACTCGCACCAACGCAAGATGGGTTTGAAGTCGCGCTCGAAAAAACATCTAAATTTTTGTCTGCGGCGTATGGTTTGCAAAATAAACCGTCGAATCCATAAACTTTATTGCATTCGGCAGCTGGAGGACTATTCACAAGTAGCGATGAATTGCTATCTAATACATTCCCGGTAGTATTTCCGTATTCTAATCCTTGGAAACCTTCATAAGGGAATTCGTGAGAAAAAAAAGTATTTTTACTGTAGGGAGCAACGCGAACGGTTGTTGCTAAAGAAAACGAGATTACAAGGATAATTACGATAGCAATCAATAAATAAGGATAATTTGTTTTCATACTACTATAGATATTCAATTAGAAATTTTTCGCTAAATATATATTATTCATGTTCTAATGATATAGAAAGTTGTTGACGAAATCATATTATATAAGTGAATCTCCGGAAGATGGAATCAAATATGAATCAATCCGAGCGTCTCAATTTGAAAAAGTTGATTAATGAGATGGAATGTGAGAATAATACCGATAATATTCGTAAATTGAAACATAGTGTTATCATCCGCGACGAAGTTCGAAAAATGGAACATTTGAAGTCGGCAAATAAACACTTGCGTGAGAATGACTCTGAAAAATTCAAGGAAATTTGTGAAACAAGCTGTGTTTTTTTATTTAACAATTACACGGATATTTTCAACAAGCTTCTTAAAGACGAATTGGATTTGACAATAATGACAAAGTTATTGACGGTTTTGAAACTCATTGAGGACGGTCGTGTAGACCAACATGAGGGTTCTGTTATGTTCGGTAAGATTTTAAAAGAGTTGTATTTGGATAGCGCCGTGAAGAGAGCCGACAATCTAGACAAAGAACACGAGCATATGAGAGTGAAGCCTATTGATGGTAAGAATATTTCATGGAAAGAATATAAGGCGGCCAACCAAGACCAAATGTCGTCTCCGCATATGTAATTTGTTTTTTTTGTTTATTTTTATTGATTTATTTACACTGGCAAACATTTCCAAAGTAGGGAAGAGTCTCGGACAAATTTTCCGTAAATGACATAAACACAATCTTATAATATATGTATTCATGACAACTATTGAAGACATATATCATCAAATCAAGCAATCTTCTGCTAACACTTGCCGTCCATTTGCAATTCTAAAGTTGGTTCCCGAAAATGCAGGCATTTTAGAGATGTATCAAGAAAAAGTGTATTATCATAACGTAAATATTGTGAAAAATCTGTTTGCTGATGCGGGTTTCGATATCTTTGTCCCAACTACAACTTTATTTGATAAGGCTTTCGAGACTAAATTTATCGACCATAAAATAAAGGCCGAGATGGTATATTGCGATGTAGATACCGATTCTCTTACCACATCTGCATTTGTAATGCATCCTAGGTCGAGTATTTCAAAGACCCCTCTCATGTTAGCTAATCATACGGGTATTATTGACTCTGGATACCGTGGTTCTTTGATTGGTGCTTTCCGTTGTCTCGATTCTCTTCCATATACAGTAGAGAGTTCAACGCGTCTTCTTCAAATTTGTCACCCAACATTATGCCCGATTTACGTAACAATCTGTAAAGAAGATGAACTCACTACAACAGAAAGAGGTCATGGTGGTTTCGGTTCAACTGGAAAATGAATACTTTGGGATTTGATAAAATCATACGATATTTTACCAAATCGTTTTTTTGTTATAATAATTATAGCATTCCATCATAGATAAATATAATAAAATTTTGCGTCCTATGAATGATTCAAATAGATACGTCCAAATTTACAAGGGAAAGCATTATACGAAAACGCATTCAAAAAAGGAACCAAAGGTCATTGTGTTTGATTTGGACGAGACATTAGGAGCATTCATTGATTTAGATATATTATGGAGTGGAATTGTAACCAAATATGGGGAAACAGCAGTTGATTTTAAACAATTAGTAGAACTATACCCAGAATTTTTGAGATACGGAATTGTTTCCATATTGGAATATTTATATGAAAAAAAGAGGGTTGGTGACTTCGATTCTCTTTTTATATACACAAATAATCAATGCTCTCCATCTTGGACGAACAAAATATGTGATTATTTTAATCATCGCATATGTGCCGAACCTCCACTGTTTGATAAAGTAATTAATGCTTTTAAAATTAATAACGTCCACATTGAATTGAATCGAACTACTCACGAAAAAACACACAGTGATTTCATAAAATGTGCGATTTTACCAAAAACCACGGAAATCTGTTTCTTAGATAACACTTATTTTGAGAAAATGAATCATCATCGAATTTATTATATTCAACCTCGTTCTTACGTTCATCATCTATCTACTGAGGAAATCATTTATCGGTTCATTGATTCCGTTTTGGGTAAAAATTTGTGGAAAACAGTAGACGAACAGAGTCGATTATATAATTATCTTTCCAATTGTTTTTATAAACGGGGAGTTCAGCGCGGAGGCACGGATAGTTCAAAGGCGTTTGAAACTGATGTATTTGTCGCTCAAAAAATGATGTATCATATCAAGGAGTTTTTTTACTTGACGAAACGTAAGCCCAAAACACGTAAAATTAAATATAATTATGGGAAAGTTACTCGTAAAAAGCGAGATGATAAATGATGCGCGCTCACTACTCCACGTGCTATTGTGAATAAAAAAACGTGTTGTTTCACGTTTTTTTATGGATGATTTTATGGTGATTTTATGGGTGATTTACAAAATCACGGAAATTACTCACTAATACATTCGAATACACTGTAATTTTTTGGATGGGTTCTCTGCACATACCACAACATGGTGGAGTTGTTACTGACAAATGCAAATTTGCCTGCTGTTGAATACACAAGACACAGAATTTATGGTCGCAATTCAAAGTTGTCTGAAACCGAGCCGGTGTAGTATCGTAGCAAATACTGCATTCCATTGATTCAGTATTTTCCGTCGATTCTTTGCAATAAACATCGAATCCCCACGAACGAAATACATCCGTATGTGGTCGTCGCTGTTCTCTTACCATAGAACGTTCGGCAACACCATTTGGTAAAACGTCGTTGAATGGTTCACGTCCTGGACGCACTTGTTCCAACAATGGCGCCAAATTTTGGGAATCCGAGTAAGCAGCTGAGTGCCTCTGTCTATCAAGCATTTCTAAACGCTGTTGTTCTTCAACGAGTGCTGCGCGAGCTTGTTGGATAGCTTCTCTTTCTCTTGGTGTATTTGAAAACGCCAAATAAAGATGTGCTAGAGTCGCATAACAAGTTACTGCTTCTTGTGGCAATATTGGTGAAAGTGTTCTATGCTCTCTTTCGTATCTCAAATATTTTAATACAACTCTGCGGATGTAATTTTGCTGACTCGAATTTTGCTGATAAAATGCATCACTTAATTTATTATTCACGATAAACCTTACTGTGTTTGCAGAAGAAACTTCATTGACTTCTATAAACTGTGGATAAATATCAGCTTGTTCCAATAAGATTCGCCGAGTGCGCAACAATTCGGATTTCATTGATTGCCGGTAAGCATCGGTCGTAACAACCCATCCTCGCTCTGTATCCCACACCCCCATTTCTTTGCAACACAATTCTACTTCTTTTTCTGTGAGTCTATCCGCCCATATAGTAGTATGTTCGTTCGTATTCGTCAGGCTTATGCAATTATATAGAGCAGTAAATAGCTTCACCTTTTTTTCACAGTGTCTATTTGATGCATTGTGTCCGGTTTCATTGCAATACGAACATTTGTTTTGTCTGCGCTGACTTGGTTGCTGAACTATATTCATCTCGGCCTGCATTTTTTGATATCAACTATTGAGTTATTTTTCATTGAATAGTTTCAATTCTTCGAAACAAAAGTTTTTCAATTTTTTGACATGTCACAAATTTTACCAAGTGTAAATACAACTGTGATTTTTGTAACACATATACCATATATGCAGTCATTTAGAATAAAATGTGATTATATTGTATAATGTCTGTAGTTCAACCTGCGATTGCGAGTAACCAAATCACTGAAATAGTGAATTATATAAACGTGTATCGAGCAGTGCATCAATCTCCTCCTTTGCGATGGGATGTGACAATTGCTGCATTTTCTCAAGAATGGTCTTATCATTTGTTATCAAATAATATTTTTGAACACAGTAAAAATAGTTCCTATGGTGAGAACTTGGCTTATTTTCAGGGTTACGGTAATGATATTATGGTGTTGTTGAAAAAGTCTGTGGATAATTGGTATAACGAATATACTGCATATGACTTTTCAAAACCTGGATTCTATACTGAAACGGGTCATTTCACTTGTTTGGTTTGGAAATCGAGTTTGCTTGTTGGGATGGGAATCTCTATAAACACTTCGAATAACTCTGTAATAGTGACTTTGAATACATCACCCCCGGGTAATTATACTGGTGAATTTGAGGCAAATGTTCTACCTTCTGTTACAATTACTCTTCCTCTTCCTCCTTTATTGCCTCCGGTATTTCCACCCGTGCCTGTGCCTGCTCCTATGCCTGCTCCTGCTCCTGCGCCTATGCCTGCGCCTGCGCCTATGCCTGCTCCTATGCCTGTGCCTGCTCCTATGCCTGCTCCTATGCCTGCGCCTGCACCAGTGCCTGCACCAGTGCCTGCACCTGCTCCTGCACCTGTGCCTGCACCAGTGCCTGCACCAGTGCCTGCACCTGTGCCTGCACCTGTGCCTGCACCTGTGCCTGCACCTGTGCCTGCACCTATAAAAAATGAAAATATATATGAATACGTAACATCTATATACAATATTATATATGCGATTCAAATGAAACAACCAAAGCCTCTCGTTATAAATGCACTATATAAAAGCATAAATGATTTGAATGTATATACACAAATTGATAAAAATACACGTCGTCAAATTTATGACATATTATCTTCTATTACTATCGCCGTTCAAAAAAATTCGCCGAGATATTATATAACACAAAATCTACAGAAAATTATCAGTCTATTGCAGCAGTATATGACGCAAATATAGCGCGGAAATAGTCTGGTTCTCTAACATGAGATTATGTGAAATTGATATATATTACTACGACTCTTTATCGAGATATTCATAGGCCATCAATATCAATTGTTCCTCCTCCGTCATTTTTTGAAACGTCAAACAATCGTCAAACCTATATTGTGTGAAACGGTGATTCGGTGGGTTAGAAATAACTACATTCGTTCCTCTATCTGCAAACTTTATATTTACCAATATTCCCGTCCCAGATAACTTCGGTTGAATTGTATATGTATTTTCCGAACCTTTAATTTGCCGCTCTAATAATTCTTGTGCCGCGCTTTTTTTTATTCTTATCCAAGACGTTATTTTACCTTTATGCAATTCGTGTATTTCATCTACATATCGATATCCTATGAGCTTTTTGCAAATGTTCTCTTTCGATTCGTCGGGTATAGGTAAGTCGCTTATTTTTTCGCATATTTCTTGAGTCACCGAGTCCATTGTCTTATTCTCCAAATAATCATTCTTTTCGTTTTCAATAGAATCTAACATCTTATCAATATCTATTGTTGAAAATAATGACGGGTCTTTCAATGCATTTTGATAAATTTCACCGACATCTATATTTTTATCCGACATATATAGTTCCTGTATCTAGAACTATATATGGCAATTACTCTATGTATTTTTCGATTTGCATTGCATATTTCTTAGTCAATTCTATTGCACCCAAGTTCACCATTAAAAATGCCGCGCAACTAAATATAATGTTTGCATCATATTGTCGCAATTCATGTCTTTGAAATGGATGAAAACGAATCAATAAAAACAAGCAAATCGCGAATTGAATCAATACATTCAATGTTGTCAAATAAGATTCATTCAAATATATGAGTCCCATGAAAACGAATGCATATAAAAAATGAATAATTATGAGGAAATAATTGAAATGAGATGAGAACAAATCCATTATGGGAGACAAAATAGACATTATTATCTCCTTTTTGTTTATGCGCTTGTATATAATATAAAAACAAAAGATTTAGAGCAAACATGTGGTAAATATATACATAAAATGGGTAATGTCGAATATCGTTGCAAATAAATATGTTATCATGGAGCAAATAGGAAAAGGAATGTTCGGCGAAGTCTATCTCGGCAAACATAAAAAAACGTCGGAATCAGTTGCTATCAAAATCGAGAAAGAATCGTCTCCCTATAAGTTATTGAAACACGAAACCACGATTTTAAAATATTTATATGACAACGGCTCTCGAAAAATCCCGCTTGTATATTGGTTTGGTATTTGGAATAAAAACACTTGTTTTGTGATGTCTTTTTATGAATGTTCTCTACATGATTATTGTAAAACATCATTGATGGATGAAAAACTAGACCGTATTATGATTCAATGTTTAAATATACTAGAATCAATTCATACTCATTATGTAATACACCGAGACATCAAACCGCAAAATTTTATGATACTGAAAGGCGAAATATACATCATTGATTTCGGTCTAGCAACCTTTTTTGTAGATGATAAAATCGAACATATTGAGAACCCGACAACAAAAAGCGAAAATTTAGTGGGTTCCCCCAAATACGCAAGTTACAATATCCATAACGGAGATGCGAGTTCTAGGAGAGACGATTTGATTTCATTGGGATACATGTATATTTATTTATATGCAAAAGAACTTCCGTGGGATATGTGTCGAAAATTTGCAAACGAAACATTACCTGAAACGTCGATTTATCATGAAGCAAACCAGATACGAAAAGAAGGTAAAACTTGGGAGAACTTGGAACCCATTTTGGTAAAAATAAATCAAAAGATATATAAGTTTTTGAATTATTGTTATCAGTTAAAATTTAATCAAACACCGAATTATCACGGACTGACACAGTTGTTTTACACCGCAGCTCCGTGATTTACGGATTGAGCTGCGGGCTGAACTGCGAACTCCTCTTTTTTCTCCTCCTCCTTTTTCTCGGCTGGCTCAGTTGGCTCAGTTGGTGTTTCCATTCCCTCGGTCAAGTGCATCTGGCTCAAAGTTAATGAAACAACAATCACTCCTACCAATAATAAGATCGATGCATGTTTGCGTGAAAATGCTAAACCTTTGAACATATTAGAATATGTATATACATATGCTCGGATAAAATATTTGAAAAACAATATAGAAACGACTCGCTATATAGGTTATAATCATAGTGTGATTTACGATGAGTTCTAGTGATGCCGTTGAAGTCCAATCCCAGAAGATGTTGGGTCAAGTAAAGTGGTTTAACAATAAGGCCGGATATGGATTTATTACAGTAAGTGACGGAGAATTCGCAAACAAGGACATTTTTATTCACTACACTAGCATTCGCGTTACGAACTCTCAATATAAGTATCTCGTTCAGGGAGAGTATGTTGAGTTCAATCTCGTGAAGTCGGCTAACGATAAGCATGAGTATCAGGCAACTGAGGTATCTGGCATCAAGGGTGGTTCGCTTATGTGCGAGACTCGTCGCACCTTCCGCTCTGCTGAGGATGGTGTCTCTCCTCGTCCTGCCCGCGGTGCCCGCACCCTTCGTGAGGGTGGTGCAGATAGACCTCGCCGTCCTCGTGAGTCACCATCGACTGGAGATGAGTTCACTCAGGTGCGTCGCAGGAAGCCGGTTGGTTCTAAGCGCGATGCCCCATTGGATGCCTAAGTCGTTGTCTCAAAAAATAAAAAATAAATAAAATAAATTACATGACATTACAATAACACTCTATACACAAAATAGCATACCAAACAATAAATAATCTTTCAAAAACATCATTCGTAAAAATATCATAAACATTTATCATATTGTATATTATACATTATGATAAACGAACACGAAAACGACCCTATACCTATAGCATTTAATCAAGAATCTTGTATAATATGCTTGGAACATGTTACGAATAAAGACCCACCGTTCTTCACTGTAGAAAATTCATCCATCGAATTTCAATGCCAATGTCGCCCAAAAATACATAAAACATGTATGGTAAATTGGATTTCGCAAGAAAATGCTTGTCCTATTTGTTTACATAATCTTAGAACTATCGTGGAACATGTAAGAACTACACACGATGCGAACCGATTGCAATATTCATATAATACTCATTTTTATCTAATGAAAGTAATGTGTAGTGCAATATTTTTTCATTGCATGCTTTTGGGAACAATATTATACTTGATACTTGTGTTATAGTTTGTATATACTACTGCTCTATATATATATGTGTTATCTACTCTATATTTTTTGTCTTTTTGTCAACAACAATCTCTCGTAAGATGTTTTTGACTATTTTATCTTCCGTCTTATATTGTTCGTCTAGATATTGAGAACCGACAACGCCTAATGACAACCTGATAAATTCTTCACATTCTGGACTATTTATTTTTACGAAATTGGGGTTTTGGTTTTGCCATACACTTAACATGCTTAGGTTTTTTCTTGCAACTTGAGTAATAGCATTCCTTAATTTTGTTTTCTCGATATTCGCCTTTTCCCATGTATCCTTGTCTTTTATATATAGTGTTTCCCTTTTAAAATCAGTGCAATGAAACGGCCTTCTTGTAACATCTAATTTGTGAACTGCATCGACCATTATTCGAGTTATACCTTGCATATAACCGAGACGACCTGTTTCCATAAAATCTTCGAGTGTAACATTAATCGAATCTACAAACTCTTGCAGATTTAAAGCATTTTTACAGTCTTCATTCAAAAATACATTGAGATTGAACTGATTGTTTGTAGTCGTATTGTTATTTGTATTATTTACAGTTCTAGCCTCTTTTGCTAACTCTATTAGTGTAGTTTGCAATTCCTTGTTTTGTTGTATCAAACACATAATCATTTCATTTGATACTGTTGGAGGTGACTGAGATTGAGCTGGTGGTGCAGTTTCTTTAGTCATTGTTGTAACATCTGGTTTATTTACACTTTCGCATTGTTGTGAATGTTTCCATAAACCGCTTCTGTTTTTATATTCTTTATTGCATTTCGCACAATTATATGTTGGCTGTGTTGATGGTGATTGTTGTGTATTTATTAAATTCGTAGATACATTACTTGATAAACCGATATGTTTTGACGTTTTTTCATGTCTAGAAAAATCCGTTTTATTTTTCGAGGTAAAATTGCAGCATTTGCAATAATAAGTGGGTTGTTTGCGTTTTATTCGTTTCTCGTTTATTTCATCGTGTTGATTATCTTCTATACTTTTTTCATCTTGCATTGAATCATCGCTTGCGTTATCGTTTATTATTTCCATTGTGTTTCTTGCGTTTTTTTGTTTCCAAAACTGTTATAATATGGATACATAATAAAACGTCTAAACCAAACGAATATCATGGAAAAATTTTGGAGTCCATTCTGGGTTGGATGATATTCTTACATCAAAAAATAAGACTTTATGCGTATAAATTCTTATTTTTTGTTGGACTTAGCCATTCTTCTTCTCATATCAGGCCAACTTTCATACGTTTCCTGAAATTTTTCAAACGCTTTTTCGAAGACATCATAGTCGTCCAATAAACCAGCTTTTTCTAATTCCTCGTATTCTTTTGTATTTCCGAATGCTTCTTGCATTTGTTCCCAATACGGATCATATGGATTATTGTCTACATAATTATCACATTCTTCACAGCATCCCACGCCGTCAATATCTTTGTAATTTAGAGCAACCAAGTTTTTACATTCTGGCAAACCGCCCTGACAACGCTTTCGTCTCGGCATTTTACACTTGTAATATTCTTTTTTACAATTACAGAAATCAATTTTTTTATTCAAGGGTTCAGTCAGGTTTCAAACGGAACAATGTAATTACCAAAAAAATTGACGAGCCAAAATGATTTATTTGGAAAACAACAACGCAATAATCCAAAATGGCAGATGGATATATCTACTGCTTCTCAAATTCATCTATGCCTGGAATTCTGAAAGTCGGTATGACTGAACGGAAACCCGAAATAAGACTAAGTGAAGCAAATGCATCTGATACATGGCGTCCACCTACGCCATATAAGATTGATTTCGCCAAGAAAGTTTATAATCCATCTCAAAAAGAAAAAGCATTACATATTCTTCTGGAACAATATACTAACCGCATACACCCTCGACGGGAGTTCTTTCGTGTTTCACAGGAAGAAGTTCGCAAATTCTTTGATCTAATGGATGGTGAAATGTGGGCTGAAACTTGTGAAGAGGAAGAGGATGAGGAAGAGGATGAGGAAGAAGATACTTCTTCGGAACCGGCACCACGAGCAAGGACGAGTGGTGTAAAAGGTTGTCGTGATATGACAAAATGCTTTACAAATGGACAACGCATTCGTCATACAATCGGCATAAACAATATATGGGTTGGAACCTATGATTATTCAAATAACAAAATCGTACATGATGAAATTGCATACGATTCTTTAACCAAATTTGCTACAACACATGTTCTTAGAGATTACAACCCAGATAGAACAACGGTGAGAAATGGATGGAAACATTGTGAATGCGAGGTGGATGGTAAGTGGATTTCTACATATTCATTGCCTCTCTAAATTGCCGAGTTGAATTTTTCGATGGTGTAAGATTACATACGTATGAAGTCTTAAACCGGACATTTTGTAAGATTACATACGTATGAAGTCTTAAATTGGACATTTTGTAAGATTACATACGTATGAATCTTAAATTGGACATTTCTGGAAACGCGGAAACGCCCATTTATGCAGCCATTTGATGAAAAAAACTTGTAAATATCGTTACTGAAATCAATGTCTAGGGGTAAAATGAAACACGTGTTTCCACACTGCATAAATGCAAAAAGTCAGTGTGGCGAATTTCCCATTTTTTTTCAACATTATTATCATTTATGGTTTGTAAGGGTTCCGTATGTAAAAAATGCGAGAAACGTTTCCATCTCTGGAAACCGTTTCTCGCAAAAACGGGTTCCGGCCGACCCCCGACCGGCCCAAAAAAAGTTATGCAGTGGCGTTTTTGCATTATTTTTTTGGTATTTAAAGCATTATGCTGTAAAGTCGATTTTTCATAATTTTAAAACAAAGAAAGTGGTTGGGATCCGGAAAATGGACATTTTAAAAATGTCCATTTTGGATTTTCTCAAGGTAAAATTTATTTTGATATTTTTTTTAAGATTCATACGTATGTAATCTTAATCCGCCTGAAAGAACACGAATTTATACATAACAGTGGAAGCCGTAAAGCAAAATAAGTAAGGCAATTGAACTAGAATTGTAATATATCATATATTTTCCATATATTACACGGATGTTTGTATTTGAGTATGATATAGAATGGTCGGCAATGTCGGTTGTAAAATACTTTTTCTCAATGTATAATAAGATACTATATATAGAGATGGAAATACTGTCGGAAACTGAATTCATAAACATATTCTCAAAACCAAAAAAACCACAGAATACATTCGAATCATTTTATAACTCAGCCACAGTAAATAACATATCACTGAAGGAATATTTATCCAATAAATCAATTACAAAAGACGATGTAAGAGAACTTTACAAAAATATCGTTAAAAGGAACGAATATTTATCCCGATTCTACAATTTATCTTTACGAATTCAAGAATCAAATATATCCATAGATATACCACCCATGAAATCGCAGCACATGAATAACAACCAAGACATTGTATATAAAAACATGATACGCAACATCCATTATAAGGACATTTTGCAAAATACAAAATCGGGTATGGATAACACAAAAACATTCTTCGATGTTTTGAAGGATTTATATCTAGAACACAAAATCGATTATAAATTATTAACCCCAAGCGCTATTCATTACATAAAAGAAGGGAGAATAGGGAGTGTGTTCTCATCTTATTATTTTAGAGCATCCATCATGAACCCCTATTTAGTTTATTCACTGAATCTCTCTGTTCTAAAAGGAACACGCATTTTCACACCCACCTTAGGATGGTCTTCTTATATGTATGGTTTTTTAGAGTGCAATTCAGTAATAGAATACGTAGGCACAGATGTCATTCCTTCTGTATGTGAAAAGACAAAACAACTAGCGAAAATATTACACCCTGAAAAGAAAACCACCATATATTGCAAACCATCAGAGAACCTAGCAAAAAACGAATCATTTTTGAATAAATACAAAGGGTATTTCGACGTCGTGTTTTTTAGTCCACCCTATTATACATTGGAAATATATGAAGGTGGGAAACAAAGCACCGAACAATATAAAACATACGAAGAATGGCTAGACAAATATTGGGAAAAAACGATACAATTGTGTCACCATGTTCTCACTAATGGCGGAAAGATTTGCTATGTTTTATCCGGTTATGGTTCAGAAAATACAACAGAATCTTATGATTTAATAAAAGATATGAACTCGATAGCCAAAAAATATTTCAAATTTAAATCAATGCAGCCAATGTATAATAAAAACGTACATGTAACAAAACACAAGGATACAAGCGAGAAAATTATCATATTAGAAAAAAAAATATAAACAAAAAATCTGTATGTATATCAAGCGGATGACAGACGATACGACAGTAATATTATCTCAAATCGAAGAAGAACCAAAAACAACAAATGTTGTATTAAAAAAACGAACATTTCGCAAAAAAAGTCCGCTTGATAAAGGATTATCAATTTCATATGAAAACTACATCCTTAAAAAAATCAACCTTGCTGATTTTAAACTACCCGACCTAAAAAATGCGGCAAAATCAAACAAACTTCACATTACAGGAACGAAACCTGTATTGATACAAAGATTAGAAGAATTATTCAATAAAATTAAAAAGACGATAATATTACAAAGTATATTTAGAGGTAGACTAGCAAGAGTGTGCCTTAGTCGTCGTGGGCCAGCATTTAAAAATAGAAAACTTTGTGTAAATGATACAGACTTTGTTACCATGGAACCCTTAATAGAAATATCACCTCTCAACTTTTTTAGTTACAAAGACGAAAAAGAATTTACTTATGGTTTTCATATCGCATCTCTTATTCATTTACTTAAGACGACATCAAGAGGAGTAACAAATCCATATAATAGAGAACAAATATCAGCACATATTATTGGCGATGCACTAGCAGTTTATAATGCATCTCATATATTGTCCGCTACATTTAGAGATGAGAATTCATCACAACTAGTTATGTCAGTTAGAGGTTGTGTTTCAAACCGAAACACAAACACAAGCAGCATTTTTAGAAATGCATCGCAAACCAACCAATTAAATATAATGAATAATATCAATAACAACCAACAAATGATAAACGATTATAGACCAACGATTAATATAAACTCCATAATGACTGAAGAATCGAATATGAGATTATCGAGAATTCAAGAGATTCGAACGCATCCTATAGAACAACGAATCCATGAATTATTTGCAGAGATTGATAGATTGGGGAATTATACACAGAGTTCGTGGTTTTCTAATTTGTCTCATGGAGATTATGGGAGATTATATAGAGCATTATATGAAATATGGAATTTTAGAAGTCAGTTACCAAGAAGTGTTCGAAACAAAATTTGCCCCTTTCATAGTCCATTTGATTCTATATTTAATAGACCCGTTTATCACACAGATTTGAATTTTCAACAGATTCAAAAAGCCTGTTTAATAGTCATTGAAAATATGGTATATAGTGGTGTAGATGAAGACCATAGAAAATTAGGAGCATTTCATGCATTATCAGGATTAACTTTAGTATCAATGACTGCACGTAATGCATTGCCTTGGTTATATGAGTCATTGATATAATATATGTGAATCCATATGACAATTTTGACATTGAGAATTTTGACATTTAGGAAATATATAATTTCGTTACTATAAATGGTGCGTCGGGATTACATAATATAGAAAAATATATATTATGCAAGAAAAGAACTTAAAAAAGAAACGTTATATAGGTTATACTAGCTAGAATGGTTAGAACTACTAAGTCCGTTGCTGATAAGACCGTTGTCACCCCCGTTTCTTCCGTTGCATCCGTTGCCCCCGTTGCCGATGTGAGCGCTGCTGCTAAGACTCCTCGCGTGAAGAAGGCCACCAAGACCGTGGTTGCTCCCTCGGTTGAGGTTTCTCCCGCTACCACCACGACCACCACCGTTGTTGTTGATGCCGCTGTTTCCGCTGATGTCAACTCTCTCACCGTGAAGCTCAACGAGTTTGGTGCTCGCATCCAGCAGCTTTTCGCCATGGCCTCTACTCTCAAGAACGAGTTCAAGAACCTCGATAAGCAGGTTGGCCGTGAGATGAAGAACGCCCAGAAGGCCTCTTCTAAGAAGCGCAAGACCAGTGGCAACCGCAAGCCCTCCGGCTTTGTCAAGCCCACTCGCATCAGCGATGAGCTTGCTGAGTTCCTTGGCAAGACCATTGGAACCGAGATGGCTCGCACTGATGTTAGCAAGGAGATCAACTCCTACATCAATGCCAACAACCTTCAGGATAAGGCCAATGGTCGCATCATCCACCCCGACGCCAAGCTTACCAAGCTCCTTAAGATTGGTAAGGACGATAGCCTTACCTATTTCAACCTCCAGAAGTACATGAAGCATCACTTTGTGAAGGCGGCTGTTGCCACTGCTTAAACCAATTCACCCCACAACCCAATCAAACCAAACCAAACCAATCCAATCCAATAAAAGTAAAATAAAGTAAAAAATATCTATTCAAACAGAAAAACAAACCGTTTATAAAAAATAAATAAATAAAAAACAATTGAAAAATTACATATGTAAATAAAAATACATATGTAGTAAAGATAAATTATGTAATGAAATACCAGATGACACTTATATAGTAATGATATTTACAAAAGTATATAGAAAAATAATGTCATATACACTATAATTGATTTCTGTTTCAATGTCTGATATGAATAACATTGTGTTTGAACTAAATGATACTCCTGTGCCAGAGCCTCTTGTAATTCAACCTGAGGTAGAAGTCACCCCTGCGCCAGAGCCTCTTGTAATTCAACCCGAGGTAGAAGTAACACCTGTACCAGAGCCTCTTGTAATTCAACCCGAGCTAGAAGTAACACCCGCACCAGAGCCTCTTGTAATTCAACCCGAGGTAGAAGTAACACCCGCTACAGAGCCTCTTGTAGTTCAACCTGAGGTAGAAGTCACCCCTGCTCCTGCTCCTGCTCCTGCTCCTGCTCCTGAACCAGAGCCCACACCTGCACCAGAATCCGTTCAATCTAATACTCCTGTCTTCGAACCACGAAAGCCTGACAATAGTAAACTGCAAAATACGTTTGAAAATATGGAAGTCCCATTTGAACGGCGCATTGCAGATTACGTTGAAAAATACAGACCCGTAGTTTACTTACTCACCCCTTGTTTTGCAAGTTTGTGTTATTGCACATACGTTCAATGTATGATGAATACCCAAAACGTCTTTCGAGAACTAAACATCCCCCTAGAAATCCAGTTTTGCCGAAATGACAGTCTAGTTTCGCGCGCAAGAAATAATTTGGTAGCAAAGGCAATGAATGACCCAAAAATGACACACATTATTTTTATCGATAATGATATTAGTTGGAGTCCCGTTGATATATTGAAATTGTTGTTGGCAAATAAGCCATTAGTTGGCGGATTGTATCCATTGAAGAAATATAACTGGAAAAAGCTTTTGGTTAAAAATGAAAATAACGAGAATGTCAATGTTATTCAATCATGGCTCGACCGACGTAATAAGTCAAATATCACAAGTCATGTTAGCGACGAGAGTTATCTCCAGCACAATTTATTGAATTACAACGTAAATTATTTGGCATCTACCATTTCTATTGAAAACAATTTGACAAAGGTGAAGCATTTGGCAACAGGATTTATGATGATTCAAAGAGGTATGTTAGAAATGATGTTTAAGGCATTTCCTTCTACCAAATACAGAGACGACGTCGGTTTTTTGAATGGAACCGAACACGACTTTGCATATGCATTGTTTGATTGTGGTGTGGAAGACGACCATTATTATTCCGAAGATTGGCTATTTTGCCATAGATGGACGAAGATGGGAGGGGAAATTTACATCGATGTGACAATTGGTCTCGTCCATACGGGAATAGAAGATTTCAATGGAAGTTATTTAGCATCGATTATGTAGAGCAACGAATTGATATAAGAAAACTAAAATATTTCTTATATCACATCAATTTTGACAACTGCTATATATATTGGAAAAAATATATAAAAAATTGTTTATATAATATAACACCATACCAAAATGGAAATCAAGTTTTCAACAGATGCTGTCCGCGAAAAATTCGAAAATGACAAAACTCACTATAAACTAGTCATTTTGATTATCGCGTCACATAGTGAGACATACCATTTCTTCATGAATTGCTGGAAAGCATATATGAACTCCTTCCCTGATGTAAAGTCTTTTTTCCTTTTTTCAGATGAGAATATTGATTGTGACCTTTTGGTAACCGAAGATACGATTACACACAAATATGTAGAATGCAACGTGCCTGGTATTACATTGAAAACCACCCACGGTATGGAAATATGTAATAAGTTTTTCATTTACGACTACATGTTGAGAACGAACCTGTCTTCTTTTTACCATATTCCTCGATTGCTATCTTATTTGGATACACAATCTAAGTCGACTTATGTTGGCAGTCAATTCTATATTTTGCCTAATGTTCCACAGAAACGGGAGGAAATCGTTTTTGTGAATAATTATTTCGGAAAGCAACTGAATGACACATTTATTTTTCTTCACGGAGCTGGTTTCATTTTGTCAAGAGATGTGGTTGTAAATTATTGTTCGGAAATGAAAAAGGGTGACCCTAAGATAAATAGCACATTGACTGTTGCTGATGACGTAGGAATAAGCATGGTATTGTATAACTTTTTATCTGAACCAGGGCATCATGAATCTGGTATGTATTTCCCACCTGAATTCAGGAGTTTGTATGACAATAGATATCAATGCAAGCAATTATTAGACCCTCGCGTGTATGATAAAGATTGTTTGTTCCATATTCGTAACAAAAAGGATGATTCTGATTCAAATAATTCATTGGAACACAGACAGGATGATATTTGTAACTATATTTTGCAGGTTCGTTATTTTTATAATATGCCAAATTTCATGAGCGATGTTGGTTCTATTCTTACAAATGAGGCAGAATTGTCAAACGATTTTGTTCCTTTTGAACACGATGTAGACGAGCCCACTATATTCGATAATTTAACCGCAATTTCACAGAAAGAACAGGCAGATGCAAATATTCAATATAATCAAGATTCCCCTGTCCCTGTCCCGGTTGCCCCTGTCCCCTACCCACCAATAGAAAAATCACAAGATGAATTTATTCCAGTTAAGCGCTCCAAACTTATAGTCGATGGATTCACATTTTACAACGAAATGGAGATGCTTTTATATCGCCTCACTGTTTTAAATGATGTGGTAGATTATTTTGTCATTTGCGAGGCAACTAGAACTCACACTGGAAAGCCGAAGCAACTTTATTATAACGAAAATAAGGAGAAATATAAGGAGTTTCAGCATAAAATTATTCATGTCATCGTTGATGATTTAATTGCCGACGCGGATATTGAAAAGAATGAACAATGGGCGAATGAGAACGCTCAACGCAATGCGATAGATAGGGGAATTAGCCAACTCAGTTTATTGAAGGACGATTTAATTATTATTTCTGATTTGGATGAAATCCCCGACCCTACGGTATTGGCTGAATTAAAATTAAAAGCAAAACAAGAATTTAAGGTAACGAGTCTTCGTCAAAAGTTTTACTATTACAATTTGAATTCTCAAAACAGTGAAACCTGGTTGCATCCAAAAATCGCCACATATGAAGGTTATATTACATGCGAGTCTAGTCCGCAAAATATGAGAATGCACAAATCATTTTATATTATTGATAAAGGAGGGTGGCATTTGTCATATTTCGGTGATGCGAAGTTTGTTAAGAACAAACTCGAGAATTTTGCTCACCAAGAGTTCAACAAAGAGGAATATACGAATGAAAAAAAACTACAAGAAAGGATGGATGGTTTCAAAGACATTTTGAATCGCAGTAGATGCACTATTACAAAGATTTCTGTTAAAAAAAATGATTATTTGCCCCCGAGATATGAAGAGTTTTTGAGTAATTTCGTTCTTTTTTGATAAAAAAACACATAAAAAACAACATAGATAAATAGATATTCATATAGATATCTATTTATGATACAATTGCCTTTCAATAACGTTGATTATAAAGAAACACATAAACCACATGGCGGTGATAAACTCGCATATAGACTAATTATACTGATAATTGCATCGATAAATCCACATTATGATGAATTTAAAAAATGCTGGGATGTATATGCGTCGAAATTTCCAGAGGTAAAATGTTTCTTTCTTTATTCTGACCCATCTATTAAAGCCGATGTCATTGTAGGTAAAGATACGATTACACATAAATACGAAGAATGGTATGAACCGGGGATTTTATTTAAAACCATCGCGGGCATGGAAATGTGTTCTCAATTGTTTCACTACGATTATTTACTTAGAACAAATTTATCCTCCTTTATTCATATACCCCGTATCTTAGAATTTTTAAAAACTCAACCCACTTCAAATTACGTTGCGGCAAAAACAAATATATATAGGGAAGGAGTGGTTTGTTTGTCTGGAGCCGGATTTATATTATCACGAGATGTGGTTCAAAGTTTTTTGCGAGTTATAACTGAAAACAGAATAACAAATGATGTTATTCAATTACCGGACGATGTGGCTATCTCAAAGATTTTGGAGGATTATGTAAAAATTGAAAAATTCACAGAGATATTAAGATATGATTGCGAAGAAGTTACATTACCGGAATCGATACCCAATCATATATTTCATATTCGAAATAAGACAGAGTGGAAATATCATCATCGGGAAATAGATATTGAAAATATGACTCGACAAATTGCCTATTTTTACAACGTGTAGTTTTCTATATTTTTTTTCTTCTATATTTTTTTTTCTTTTTCTTGTAATATTCTCAATATATTTTTCACTTTTTCTTTATCGAGAAAAATTTTGCTTTCATCGTTTACTCGTCCGGTTTTGCTTTTTGATAATGCTGTTTTATATTCATTAGACGTTTCACTAAACGCATCTATAACATCTTTGTTGGAATATTTGTCATTGTATATGTCCCCTTTTATTTTTGGTAATTGACGAAAATCATGTGCTGTTATAGTTGAATCGGGTTTGCCTTTGAATATTTCAGAAACGTAAATGTCTATTGGTGCCAATGGTGGCAATGAACTATGCGTCTCGTGGTCGAACATTCTGGATAAATCTATCTCACTTCTTCTTTTACGCGTCGCTATTCCATCGATGGTTCCGCCGCGCAGTTTTCGCTTATTATATTTACGACGAACAGTTTTACGACGAATCTTGGATGGCATAATATACATATATATGATAAAAAATACACAAACAACATGAAAATCTCAACTAAGCAAATACAAACCCCTCATTTTCCATAATGCTTCTCAATTTGAGTTCATCATATGGTTTTACAATAGTGTTCGCGTCGCGCCAATATTCCAAATCAACGAAAGGGTTGATTTGAAACATTTGATATGTTCTTAATAACTTATGAAAATCTTTAATATACTTTGTGTATTTAAAGAGCCACACATAAAACTCTAAATACATCATGTTTTTTTTATTTGAAATGTCTATATATTTTTTATATTCGCGAAACCATTTTACAGTTTCAATAAGTGACGTTTCATTTGATATGTCATAATCAGTTCCGGATAAAATAACGATTTCGCAAAAGTGCTTATATGATAATTTCAGCTCTTCTAATATATTATCCGCATTATAGAGTGTAACAGTGTGGTTTAATAAACTCATATTTCGAGCAACAATATTGCAACCATATAGGAACATATCCATATCGTCACTAAAACACACATCAGCTTTGCCGATTTTAATAAAGTAAGCACATAATAAGTCAGCTTCAGAAGGAGCATCGTAATATGCGACTCCATAAGAGTCCATCAATTTCTTCATAGAATAAATGTCTTCATCTCGAACACGAATAAATTGGCGCCTCAAAACATTCATTTCGAGAATGATTTCCCTCTTTTCGTCATCATTTAATTTTTCATTCTCATTTAACTCACTTTGTAATGCTTGATACTTTGATTCAGCATCCTTTTTAGCAAGAAATCGTTGTATCAATAAGGGTTGCTTTTCGGGTGGAGGTTTACCGTCAAATATAAATATAGGAGTTATATTGTAACTCTTGAGTATGGATATAAATAGATACATGCTTTCAAATAGCGAATCTTCACCAAGGAATTTATATAAGTAGATACTGGTGTCTATTACAACAGATTTGTTAGCAAAAGTCTTTAAATGGACTTTTCTTACCGATTTTGCGGTGCAATTTTCTCTTAAAAACCGGTTTAGATGTTTGATTCCCATTTTTCGTCTTTTTGTATAATGCATTTTTGTGACGAGGCTATTCAATTTTTTTGATTGGAAAAATGTCACGTATGTATAGATACAAATGATACAAGTTCGCGATAAATTACATAAATTTGTAACAACCGAATTATTACATAAAATCCAACTTCGATATTCGAAACCAAATTTATCTATAGGTTCAAAACAAATATTACATAATTTATTCCAACAGATGATTGATGCAAACAAATCAATAAGAGACCCTTGTAAAATATCCTTCACATCAACGATTGTGACTGGGTTAAATTATGACTATTTCCCAGAAGTCATAAAACAAAAAATTAAACCAACGAAGAATTCAAACATTCCTGTGGTTTCGCAGACTGCGTTGTGTTCTTTTTCTATAAACTCCAGAAATTACGAAATAGCGATTGTATATGAGAATAAATCACCCGCTGAAATAGAAGTTTGTTTCAATAGAATGAGGACATGGTTAACAATGCTTGAAAATCATGCACCTGCGCATTGTTCTCAAAAGATGAATATTTATTTGTATTTAACAGACGCAATCAAAGAATTACCGAAGAGACAAGAGCCGATAGAACAAATACATGCAAACACCGCATTTACAACCTCTTGTAAAAAAGTCACAGAAATGAATATATTTAGAGAAGAAGAATGGTTCAAAGTATTTATTCACGAGACATTTCACAATATGGGTTTGGATTTTTCGCACCATGACTCCACAAATAGTAATAAAAAAATATTACAACTGTTTCCTATAAAATGTGATGACGTGAGATTATTCGAAACGTATTGTGAAGTCTGGGCCGAAATTATCAATGTTATGTTTTTGGTTTATGAATTGTCGAACAAAAATACGAACATTGAGAACATGATAAAAAAGGTTGAAAATGCCCTGTTTTTAGAGACAATATTCTCCATTTTCCAATGTGCGAAAGTGTTGAATTTTTATGGACTTACGTATGTGGATTTATTTGATAATTCTGAGAAATCTCATATATTAAGAACTCATAAATATAAGGAAAAAACACAAGCCTTCTCTTATTATGTTTTGAAATGTATTTATATATATAACATCGAGTCATTTTTTAATTTTTGCGCTGAAAATAATACGCCGAAACATACAACAACCCCGACAAAATCTTTGCGTGAAAAATGGTGCAAACATATTCTTTGTTTTGGGTCATGTGGAGAACCTATTGAAAAAGTAATAGATTCTTACTGTGAAATTGTGAAAAGGCATTATAAAGATGAAGCATTTTTACACGATATTCGTTCAATAGAAAAATATTTGCAAAAAAAGCCTATGTCGACTGAAATGAGTTCTTTGCGTATGTCCTTGTTTGGATAATGAAAAAAGTTGGCACCAATTATGGTAACAACTTTTTCCATTTTTTAAGCGTCGTTTTTATGAGTTTTTATGAGTGAATTTTTATGGGTGAATTTTTATGGATTATTTATACAGAAGTCTCGGTGCAAGTTGTGAACTGGGCGAGCTTTGCTTTGAGTTCAGCAATTTCCGCTCCCATTTCCTTGACTTTGTTTTCTAGTTCAATCTTTACTGCAACGAGCTGATGAACGTTCATCGTTTCAGTTACTGTAGGAAGAGGCTTATAATTTACCTTGATGGAAATAAAGGGAATTCCCTTGACACGCGACGATGCTCTCACAAAGAATCTATACTTTGAATCAACCGCGTAACCATTTGTTTTGTAATCGCCATTTTCAATTTCCGTGCATCGAGACAAATTGGATTGATTTTCAAAGATGGTATTGAAATGGACGAACGCCGATGTTTTTACAATGTTTGATTCAGGGCCATTCTGTCGACAAACGAAATCGATTCTATCTACAACACCATATTTGGCCTTGTTTTCGAAGTAATCGCGAAGTGTATTCTCATCTGTCATAAGATTTCCATCGATGGTGAGGTCATTCGGGATGACAGGGATGTAGATGCTTTTCCATGTAGGGATAGGAAAGTTCATTGGAGAAGAAGACATGATTGAAATAAATAGGCTTTGAAAGAAGAATTTAAAAGAAATATGCTTTTTGACTTTTCGGTGCAATAAATCATTACAAAAAAAGATTTTCAATTTTTTTGGAAATCATCTGGCAGAGAACATTTTAGCCAGTCTTTTACTCTTCGTGAAAATCACATTGTCACTTTCACTCTCCAAAACTTTGTAAAAAATGTTGTGATATGTATATACAACATTTTTATATTCAATGGCAAGAGGCAACTCCTCATTTATGGAGAATAAAGTAATTTTTACCGGTATTATGATAGTCATATTTATTGTTATTATAATAATTGCTCTTCTATTTACTCTCATATATTCAATTATAGAAGGTATAATCGGTAAAAAAAATATGAATATAATAGGTGCTATATTTGAACTGATATATGTATGTTTAAATTGGTTATTTGCTGCATGCGTATTTTGTTATTCCAAATTTTATAAAAATGTGATTTTACCATTTGTAAAAAATGTTATTTTACCATTTGTAATCTTCATAACTCCGTTTTGCAATGTAGTTTGGACGAATGTTCTCAAACCATTTGGTTTTATTATATACAACTATATTATTTACCCTATATACTACTATTTTTTTTACCCTATTATATGCGTTATTCAATTTTTCATGCAATAAATTTTTCGCATAGGCGAGTTTCAATTCGTTCCACCTGTTGTTGCAATCTCTTTTCGAATTTGCATCAACAATTCGTCGGTTTCAGGTTCTTTTCCTCTTAAAAAATGAACTAGTTTTGCCATTTTTGTTCCCAAGAGAATATTTTTTAAATCGAGGTTTTGTGTAAATTTAGCACGCAATGCATTCTCCCTTTCTATTTTATTACGAGGGCTTTTACCCATTTCATAAAAATCAGCGTCTGGTTTTACGTTCTTTTCTCGCAATGAAACTTCGGCACCTTTTATTGCCATCTTTCCAGATTTGCTACATGCGGCTTTTGCAATAGTTATGTCTTTTGAAATATCACTGCCACTCTCGACTGAAAATTTCAAATAAAAATCGGGGAAACCCTTTTTATATTGCGAACCCAAATAATAATGCTCGACACTATTCCAACGATGGCCGTCCATAGTAATGGGAACCATCCAAGAATCATCCAATTTTCTTCTCCAATCTTTTGTCTTATTCAACGTGGGGAAATCTATTCTGTTATTTTCTGGTATAGTTTCACCTGAACCCAATCCTGCTTTTGGCTTACCATTTGATGTCGAATGAAAAACAAAAACAATGTCTTTGTCATACAAATCTCGCGTTAGATATTCGTCTTCTTCCTCGTTCGGTTCTCCTTCATTCGGGTCTAATCCCAAATGGGTTTTTAACTTGCGGAAATCCTCAATAATATAATACGGCCCTGCGTTTTTCTCCAAACACTTATTTATCACCAATGCTTTTACGTCGTATGGTATTTCTTTGAATGCAAAGATATTCTTCTCTTTATAACTAATCAATTTATAGTGATTTCCAGTATAACTCGTCATAATATAAAAATCAGGCGAACGACCTTGATTTTCAACATCGTGTTCTTGCAATTGTCCGCAGTTTAAAACCGTATCCAAATCTCCATTGTCGTATGCCTCTTCTGAAAAAATAATAACCTTTATATTTAAAAGTCTTTCTAATGTGGATATTGAGCCGTCATCCGCCCAGTATTTTGATGTCATGATAAAATCGCGGAATTTATCCAAAGTATCCACACTTTCCATATACTTGAATTCGTCTAATAATTCTTTGGCGTCATCTTTTTCTATAACGAGTTCAGCGTGTTTTTTCACCAAAGCATTTGCCTCTTCCAATATCATTTTCTGTTCCACCTTGTTTTTAGCATTCTCATCTGCTCGCTTTTTTAAAATGGAGATTTTGTGTTTAATATCTTTAATCTCGCCTTCTTTGTTTTTATATTCCGATAGAAATCCGGTGTATAATTTGCGATGTTCTGTAAATTGTGCATCCGTAGTCTCTTTCGCAATAAGCGAGCGCAGCTTTTCAACAGTGGTGTCTTTACCAATCTGTTTAAATGCATCGCGAATTACTGCGAAAAAGCAGTCTCCACCTCCCTCATTGTCAATAATATCATACTTGTTGTTTTTCATAAACTTTTGAATCCAAGGTATATCTTTTGACTCACGATAGTCAATCTTATTCGTTTCCGCATCGGCTTTTGTTTCTTCGGGTAAAGATTCGGGGATTTTTGTATTGGGATTTATTTTGAAAATACCATCGTCGGTTTTGGCCGATGCGGTCTTAAATGACGTTGAAATTTTGTTCTGTGGAATGTGCAGTGATGTAATATCGTCGCTTGGTTCGAATAATTCATCTTCACTTGACTCGTCGCCGTCCGCACCATTGTCACTCGATTTGGCAGTTTTATTCTTTTCAATTTCGTCGATTTCATCTCGAACAGCATCGGTAATGGGTTTTGTCTCGGACAGTATCTTTGCGAGATGTTCTTGCGTTGCATATATAATCATATTTTCAGGATGAATCGTAATATCACCGGTATCGTCAATCCAACTTATGATGTCTTTAGTGCTTGCCTCTAAAACCCCTATTTTTTCTTTCAATTCGTCATTTACTACTAAATATACCGGGTAATACACAATATCGTGTCTCGAAAAAGACGTATTTTGTTTTCCAAGGACGATTTCAACATCTTTTCCAAATAAATTGTATTCATAAACAGAAGAGGCGTGCCCGAGGTCGTTGTCATCCAAATTTTTATTTTCTTTATAAGATATTTTATCAGGAACCAATTTTGATTTTACCATCTTATTCTATGGTTTTGTTATGGAATATATTCATATATTTATTTTCTTTTCGTGCAAAAATACATTTTTTTCACGAAAAAATTATGCCGATTCATTAGAAATATCTTTACTGATTTGGCTCTTTCTATATATATCCAGTATATCCATGTGCTTAAATGCCGAACGACTAGATAGACTCACGTGTTCTTTTGACTTCAATTTACTAAATTTGGAAACATTATCTACGATAACATTCCATCTTTCATGAGACGATAATTTTGAAATAGAAGATGTAACTAAAATGAATATATTCTCCGCAATTTCATCGATAACACCCGTCTTACCTTCTGTGTCAATATGGCCGTGAATAATGTTTTGGAAATGAATAATTAAATCAACAACTTCGTCTTCTCGTAAAATATCTTTTATCATTAAATTCACGATAAACATACTCATTGCCTTTCTCTTTTCATTAATTTTATTATTATCACAGTAACTATCGTAATCCAAATTCGGGTCAAACGTTTTAATATTCTCCACATTTTCGATATATTTATTTAAAAAGTTGGGTATGATGCTCTGGAATAGAGGATATTTTTGTATTAAATCCTTGTATAGCATCGCATACAATTCGGAGTAAAATTTGTTTGCACTCGCAGTGTCAAAAATGGAATTCGCAATAATATTCATATCATTGTCTCTCGGGTTTTCTTCATCCGTCGAATCCATAGATAGGTCATCATCATCCATATCTTTATCCATAATATCAACGATATATTTCATAATATTTTCACGCTGTGTTTCGTAATTTTTATTCGAAATTTTATTTAAACATGCGCGGATATCGTCGAGTAATTTTCCCATTCCCTCCTTCTTTTCCAACTTTGTTGCCTGAAATGCGCGCAGTCTTTCCCATGTATCATTTCTAGGCGAACCCTTTTCACACTTTTTATTAAATTGGTTGTGTGGTTTATTTTTTAGTCGGTTGTCCTTGTTTAACGATTCGCTACTAGATGATGTAACCAGAGTTGGAGTTGTCTCTGTAATACCCAAACTGTTGTATAAATCCTTAATTGCATTCGAGATATTTTCGGGAAGCGTATAAGAAAATCCGGAGAATATGATAGCGTCGTAATCTTCCAATGTGTAGGATACCATAAGCTGTATATATAAAATGCGGAATTTTTATATTTGTTTTCCAATAACATATTTTTATTGTAACGCGAACCGTCATAAAGCCAAATAGATGCGTTTATATAACATTGTTTTTTCCATAGGATAGTATAATGATAGGTTTAGTTGCTGTATCTACTACGTCGTCATCTTCAAAAGATGGCGAGTCGGCAGAAGATTTTATTTATAATATACAGTCCAAAATAAATGATTATACAAATGCAATTCAAAAAGAATTATTTGGAACAATAATTCAAAAAGAATCGAGTATAGAAAACTATTTTAAATTACCAATAACATATGTAGAGCCGAAACAATTACACGAAATATCGAATGTGGTTTCGACAGATTTAGAATTGGCAACATCAGAGAATAAATGTATTTATGACTGCATTTTCTCACCCAAACACAGTTTTGCAAAAATGATGATTCCACAATGGAATAAACAATTTACATCGAACAAAGACTATTTAGAAGAAACACAAACCATAATTCACGATATGGGTTCATATAAAAAGAAAATGTCTGGCGCAGAGTCTTATGAATTGGATACGGAAAAAATATCTAAAATTTGGAAAGACATTAAGAGTAACCCCTCGTTTTATGATAAATACGGTTTCGTAGAGTGGAATTCATTGAAATACTTAAACCAATCTTCATATTTCTTAGAAATATTGTCGATTATGAATATCATGTCACCTATTATGAGTTTAACGATACCATTTTTCATATTATTTTTCCCGTTTTTGATATTGAAAATACAGGGTGTTCCAGTAACTTTTTCCGCATACGTGGAAGTTCTCAAACATATAGCTAGGAACCATTTTATAGGAAAGGCGTTACTTTCTATGACGGAAATGACTGTCGACAAGGCGGTTTATATATTATTTTCATTTGGAATGTATTTATTCCAAATATACCAGAATGTCACATCGTGTGCGCGATTTTATAATAATATAAAATACGTGAACGACTCTTTAATAGAACTTAAATCGTATGTAAATTATTCGATTGAAAGTATGGATAATTATTTACAAATGACATCGAATTGTGACAGTTATCGCGGATTTTGTAAAGATGTTGATACGCAATGCAGTCGATTAAAAATGTTAAAGAGAGAACTGGAAGAAATATACCCATTTTCGCACAGTATAAGAAAATTCAATGATATTGGATATATGTTAAAGTGTTTTTATGAACTACATACCAACAATGAATATGAAACCGCCCTCTATTTTTCAATGGGATTCGAAGGTTATATCGATAATTTATTGGGTGTATTTGAGAACATTTCTAAAAAACAAGTGAATTTCGCCAGTTTTATTGAAGATGGTTCTAAAAACACGGTTCTTAAAAAGCAGTATTATCCACCATTGATGGAAGATACGCCGGTTTGCAATGATTGCTCGTTTGATAAAAATATAATATTGAGCGCACCGAATAAAGCTGGTAAAACAACAGTGTTGAAAACAACCATGATTAATATTATATTGTCACAGCAAATAGGATGTGGGTTTTATACATCTTGTAAAATTGCACCATATACACATATACATTCTTATTTGAATATCCCCGACACTTCTGGTAGAGACAGCTTATTTCAAGCGGAAGCGAGACGATGTAAGGATATTTTGGATGTTATTAAACCAACGGAGAATTCAATCCACACCGCGGATTCAAATTCTTCGGGGGCAGTTACCGTAACGCTTAGCCCAGAAGAAGATGGCTCGAAAAAACCAAGGCATTTTTGCATTTTTGATGAATTGTTCTCAGGAACGAATCCAGAAGAGGCTACAAAATCAGCTCATGCCTTTTTGCAATATTTGTCTAGTTTCAAAAACGTGGATTTTATGCTAACCACTCATTACAAATCAGTGTGTAAAAAATTCCGCGGGTCGAAAGTAATCGAAAATTATAAGATGGATGTAAAAGTTCTGGATAATGGTTCTTTTGATTATACTTACAAAATGAAAAAAGGGATTTCGAGTATAAAAGGCGCAGTTCGAGTTTTGAAAGACATGAATTATCCAAAAGAAATATTGGATATTATTGCGGAGAACCCGAATACAGCTTCGTAGATTCCGTATCTTCAATGACTTAGACGTGCATACGGACATTCACATAGACCGATTGATTGGTTTGCGAGTTTATCAGCGCCCGCATTCCCTATAGAATGAATATCCGTATTTTTTGTATGAGCGGAAACGTGTAAAAATTTCACGTTTGGTTTATCTGTATACATTTCGAAAAGTTTCATTACCATATCTTTATTTGGAATACTTTTTTTCCAACTATCAGCATGACACTTTTTACCATAAGTAGTGCAACATTTGATCGCATATTCCGAGTCTGTGACAATGCATACTTTTTTACCCGACTTTATGTCATTCTCAATGATGTCATAAAGATGTATAATTGCGCTCAATTCCGCGGTATTATTTGATTGTTTACCGATAATTCTTTGTGACACATTTCGAGCATCATTTTCGCCGAAATATATTCCAATACCTGCACTCGCATTTTCCCTACCATTGTTAGAACATGCGCCATCCGTATATACATAATAATCTGCGTCGAAAACTACATTGGAAACAGATTCTATACAATCCATATCTTCTGTTTTTGGTGAATTATCCAAAATAAATTTTTCCGCGTCTTCTTTACATGCGAATTTTTTGTAAATGGCGCCTTTATAACCATGCGTGTGTTGTTTACATTCATCCCATGTGTTGAATAAACCAATTTGGTGGCCTTTTGCTACAGCATAATAAAGCATAATTTATCGACATGGTATAACAGGATTATTTTTTTCAATTTTATATTCCGCCAATTTTTTGTAAATCAATATAAAGATTTTTATTACTCTATAGGAATTATATGAAAATTTTATATACTGGAATAGGTTCTAATGAAAGCGGTGAACACACAGAAAAAGAATTTTTGAAAATTATGAGAAAAGAATTCACTCACAAAACTTGGAGATTTGAACTAAAAGAAATCCCAAGAGAAAATCATTATCAACTTAGATTCAAAGATTGGGTTTTACCAGACGACTTTATATTTTTTACATTATCAGATTGGATAGAATATTCAGGCGCCGAAATCGGTGTTTGAAATGAGAAAGGGCGTAAAAAAGTTTTGCAATTCAATTATCTTCTCTTCTAACATTTTGTTACCATATATGGTTTCGCATTTTATATTAAGATAATATTTTTACACTCGATGCGACCCAGCACCCGCCCCCCCCCCGACTATTTTACCGAGCAATGTATGAGAACATTTTTCAAAAACGTGTTACTGAAAATGGTGCGGAAAAAGAAGTATAAAAATATATATTTGCAAAAAATTGAATTAAAGACAAACCTCTAGATTATAATAACATTCTAGTTCCAGTATTCGTTAGAAAGTTTAAAATGTCAAAGCCATCTGCTCCCGTTGTTCTTCCTGTGTCTGATTGGGTTCCTACGTCTCTCAAGTATATGCCTCCCAAGGTGAATGAGAGGGGTGGTAAGTCGATTAATTTGATTAGCACCCAGACCAATCGTTCGCTACATGTTGCTACTCCTCTTATGATGACATGGGGTGTGTCTGATTATGTGGATGAGCGAACTGGTGAAAGTGATGGACGATTTACGATGTCACTCAATTTTCCAAACGTCGATTATGAAACTCCTGCATTGAAGGATTTTCTTGCAAAGCTCAAGGCATTTGAGAATCAAATTCTTGATGATGCGGTAAAGAATTCCGAGGCATGGTTTGGAGAACAGATGTCTAGAGAGGTGGCAAAGCATACCTTCTTCCCTTTCCTCAAGTATTCAAAGGATAAGACGACAAAGAAGATTGACCTAAGCAAGCCTCCGTCGATTCGTGCAAAGGTGCCTAATTACGGAGGACGTTGGGCGGTCGAGATTTATGACACGAGTTCAAACAAGATTTTCCCTTGCGAGAATGACAACATGAGTCCTGTCGATTTCATTCCTAAGAAGTCGAATGTCGCAGCTGTTCTTCAATGCTCTGGTCTCTGGTTTGGCGGTAAGGGTTGGGGAGTAACCTGGAAGGTGGTTCAGTGTGTCGTCAAGCCACAGGAGTTGGTCTCGGTGTTTGGACGTTGTCATATTCAACTCACTGATGATGACATTGTGCGAATGGATAAGCCAGTTGCAACTGATGCAGAAGTAGACGATGAGGAGGAGGAAGCAGTTGTTGCTGCTGTGTCAACGGAGGTTGCAGACAGTGATGCGGAGGAGGAGCCAGAGCCGGAGCCGGAACCAGTCAAGCCAGTCGTCAAGAAGGTGGTGAAGAAGGCGGTTGCAGCAGAGCCAGCTCCACAAGCAGAGGTTGCAGTGGAAGAGGCAGCAAAGCCAGTAAAGAAGGTTGTGAAGAAGAAGGCGCCGTAAATCAAACAAAACACTAATCAAAAACATCAAACAAAACACTAATCAAAAACATCAAACAAAACACTAATCAAAAACATCAAACAAAACACTAATCAAAAACATCAAA